TGTAACTACTCTAAATTTCCAATCACGCTTTTCACAATAAATACTACAAGATTCCCACTTGGCTTCATTTACAGCTAGATTGGTCTGATTCATTGGCTTAATTTCCCATATTTCCTTACGGCCATCAGCATAATGAACTTTAAGGTCAGGAAGATAGTGGTGCTGTTCTCCATCAAACCAATATTCAATTGTAAGTGGTTCCACTTCATATCTAACAACATCATTGAAGCCTTCTAGGACTTCATACACAGTTTTCTCCCATCCCGAATTATAATGTAATTTCTTACGATTTTTAGCTGATGAAAAATAGCCTTCTTCAAAGGAAACTTTCTTTTTTCTCTTAGATGGGTCTTTAGCATCTTTCCATATTAAAGCCTTCATTTGTTGATCTTTAGGGCATGTATAATGTGGGTGAATTGCTTTAAAGTGCGCTCTTAAATCTCTAACTGGCATCTTGCAATGACTCATAGGACAGACAACATATTCCCTACCTTCTTCGTGGGTTTTTGTAATATGTTCTATAAAAGATGCTTTGTCTGGTTGTAATACTCCACAGACAAAGCACGCAAATTGTCTTTTTCCGTCATGTTTTCCGAATGGTAGTGGCATATGAAAAATCTCTATTACTAACTATAATATATATATTAATCCAAGGAGAGTAATTATGAGCAAAATTAGTGATTATCAGAAGCAGTGGAGAGAAAACAATAAAGAAAAAATAAAGGCATATAGAAAAAAATATTATGAAGCTAATAAAGAAAAAATAATACAAGATACTAAAAAGTATAGACAAGAAAACAAAGATAAAGTATTAGAATATGAGACAAAAAGAAATAAAGACCCAAAAAGACAAGATTTTCAAAAAAAGAATAGAATAAAAAACAAAGATAAAATACTAGAAAGAGATAGGAAAAGATATAAAAATCCAGAGAGGATGAAATCTAAAAGTGAATTTTCTAGAAAATATGCTAAAGAAAATGCATCTAAAATTATAGCAAAAAAATATAAATTAACAGAAGAAGAAATTAATGAATTTTATATTAAACAAAAAAACTTATGTGGAATATGTGGCAATAAAGAAAAATGTACTCATAAAGGCAAATTGGTTCGTTTATCAATTGACCACTGCCATACAACAGGAAAAGTAAGAGGATTACTTTGTAGAAAATGCAATTTGGCAATAGGTAATTTTAATGATAGTAAAGAATTACTGCAAAAAGCATTATTGTGGATAATAAAATAAAAGCATGGCTAAATAGGGCCATGCTTAATTTTTAAACTAATTTATACCATCCAAACTTATCATCATCTGCTATTTCTTCATTTCCTCTGAACGGTGTTAAATTTTTAATTTTCTCTGGTATTGGATGTGGCTGTCCTCCAAAAGTAACATTCATATTGCTAATTGACATTAATTTATCTTTTATTTCTTCTAACAACTGATCTACTATTTCTTCTCTACTTAACCCCACAGTTCTTAAATCTGAAACTCCTGGGCATTTAATCTTAACCATGATATTCATTAACTTATAAATATCACTATTGTCATGCTCCATTATGGCTCCGCTACCAACATGGACTGACTTTATCTCAAACCTTTTCTTCATTTTTATTTCTCTCTTTTTCAAAAAATTCTTCAAGGGCATTCATGGCTTCATCTCTTGTTAAAACGTCAATTTTGTTTAATTCTTTATCTGTAAAAAGCATTTGAGATGGAGTACCTTGCCCTAATTGTGTTAAATTTGTAGCTGTGAAGTTTGTTTCCTTCAACCAGCCAGGAGTGTGATCTTCGTCCGTTGGGTCTTTCATTTTAGCAAATACAACACGACTACTTTCCGCAGCACCATATACTTCATTTTGATATCTAAAATAAAGTACAAGATTGCCTCCGTCGAGCATCATTTTCAATTTATTTTTTTGTTGATCTGACAATGCAGCTTCCCAAAGTGTCTTCCAATATGATATTATTTTTCTTGGACTTGAAAACATTTAAACTCCTTATTATAATATCTAGTTTCCGTAACTAATATTTGGAGATTTTATTATGCCTTTTGCAGTTGGTTTCGCATCTCAGTACAGAAATGGCAAAGATACCGCCGCTGATTATCTACAACCGAAATTAAATGAAATAGGACTAGGAACCTGGAAAAGAGGTTCACTTGGCTCAAATGTAAAGAAGATTTTTGCAGAACACTTCAATGTATCACTTGAATTTATAGAAGAATGGAAAGTTAAACAAGAACCACCACCAGGATTCGCAGGATTGCTCCGTGACGGGCTTACAAAAATCGGTGATGGGTGGAGAGATACTAAACCTGATATTTGGATTAGAAAGTTATTTGAAAACAATGACGACAATCTAGTTGTTTCAGATGTTAGGTACATTAATGAATCTCAAGCCATTCGTGGTAATAGTGACTTGCCTTATATGAAACATATTGGCCTTACAGTTCTCATGTGGCGTCCAGGTTTTGAAAATAATAAACCATCACGTTCAGAACAAGAGATAATGCCTTTTGTTAATAAACTAAAAGAAAAACACTCAGGCATTATTACTGATCCAGATATTCCATTTGATATTTGGTTAAGAAATAACGGAACAGTAGAAGAATTACATACGAAAATAGATAAAATAGTTCTACCAGAAGTTATTAAAAAATTCAGTGAAGTATTTTCTTGTTGTTGCTAAATTAATTCTATGGAAGCAATATTAAAATTCATTGAAAAGAATAAAGAACAAAGACTCAATATCGCCGTTTTGGGCGATTGCATGATGGATCAATATCATTATGGGCACGTAGATAGGATTTCCCCCGAATTTCCTGTGCCCATACTTACTAGTCATGGTGAACCAAGTGAAATGGTTCCTGGTGGTGCAGCTAATGTATGCCACCAAATGCGGCACTTTAATGTAAATCCATATCTTATTGGTTTAATAGATAATGATGCCAGATCGCTTTATAAGGGCTATAATCTTAATATATCTTATTGTGTAGACCTTGAATGTGGTGTGGTTCCTAAGAAAATAAGATTTTATGATGGTGATTTTCCACTCCATCGCTGGGATAGAGAATTACCTAACTATGGCGAATCAAATATTAATGAATTAAGAAGATTATCGCTTAAATCGTTTCGTCAAATGATTAAAGATGTTAAATTTGATGCAATTATCCTAAGTGATTACAATAAAGGTTTTTGGAGCGATGAACTTGCTCAAAAGATTCTATGGGAATGCAGAGAACATAAACTGTTAACTATTGTTGATCCTAAGAAAGATTTATTGAGATGGGTTGGCTGTACAATCTTTAAACCTAATGCCAATGAAGCAAAAACTTTATCTGGCTTTAAGACTCATAAAAGACAAACCGCTTATTTTCAAAAACATTTAAACTGCCAAGGTGTGGTAATAACTCAAAGCGGTGATGGTGTAGTTGGGTCTTATAATGGTGAATATTTTGAATATTGGACAAACAAGAAGTTAAGCTCTAGAGAGGTTAATTCAGTAATAGGGGCTGGTGATTGTTTTAATGTTTTAATGGCTATTGGATTAGCTCAAAAGATAGATTTAGCTCACTCTTGCGAAGTAGCATTTGAAGGTGGCGTTCAGTATGTAAAAGCAAGGCACAACAAACCAATAACTCCAAATGACATCTACAAAAGATTTGACAACTCTGCTTCTAAGGTTATTGGCCTTGACGAATTAGTATATTTGAAGGATAATATATTTCCTAATGATAAAATTGTTTGGACTAATGGAGTTTGGGATTTGCTACATGTTGGACATATCAAAAGTTTGAAGTTTGCTAAATCTTTTGGAGACAAATTAGTTGTTGGAGTAAATTCAGATAGTAGTGTTAAACAACTAAAAGGTGATTTACGCCCAATAATACCAATAGAACAAAGAATGGAAATGCTGTCCTGTTTAGAGTTTGTTGATTTTATTGTTAAATTTGATGAAGAAACACCAGAAAAAATTATTGAAACTTTAAAGCCAAACACTATTATAAAGGGAGAACAATATCAAGACCAAAAAGTTGTTGGGGCTGATTTTGTTGAGGATGTTAAGTTTTGTTTAAATTATAAAGGTGTATCAACAACTGATATAATTAAAAAATGTCAGACCACGGAAATTTCAAAGATATAACTGGAAGACGATTTGGTAATTTAAGTGTTATTAGTAGAGGTAAAAAAGAAAAAACTCAATACTGGATTTGTAAGTGTGATTGTGGTAAAATTAAAGAAATTAGAGTATCACATCTAACGTCTGGAAATACTAGAGCTTGTGGGTGCAAGTTTAAAGATTTAGTAGGTCTTAAAGTTGGCAGACTTGTAGTTGTTTCTTTTTTAGAAGTTAGAAATAGTCATCACTATTGGAAATGTCTTTGTGATTGTGGAAAAGAAGCAATAGTTAATACTACTAGTTTAAATAATAAAAATACACAATCTTGTGGATGTCTTCAAAAAGAAAGAACATCAATAGCAAGCACAAGACATGGACTTAAAAAAGGCGATTTTAAATACACATACAACCCAGAGTATTATCAATATAAAAGAAAAAATCCCTTGTTTTTACTAAAGAAAAATGTTAGTTGTATGATATACCACGCTTTACATAGAAAAAATAAAAGCAAATACGGAGAAAGTGTTCTTAAATATTTGCCTTATACTTTACAACAACTTAAAGAGCATTTGGAAAATCAGTTTGAGTCTTGGATGACTTGGGAAAATTATGGAAAGTGGCATATAGATCACATAATACCACAAAGTAGATTTAATTTTACCTCTATGAAAGATAAAGGGTTTGTGGAGTGTTGGTCACTTTCTAATTTAAGACCATTACACTGGAAAGATAACTTAATAAAAGGCGACAGGCACTAAATAATACATGAGCTATAAAACATTTAGAGAGTTTGTTGTATTAAAAGAAGCACCTGCACAACAAATGATGCCTACACAACCATCTAGTCCACAAAATAAAGCACAGGTAGTTAATAATTTAATGGCATTACAAAAGACTCCTACACCATCAGGAGTAAATCCACAGAAAATGCGAAATAATGTTATGGCCGCTATAAATATTGCAAAAAATTCTAACGTTCCAAATGCAGCTAGTGCTATGGATGCTGCTAAGGCAATGAGTACACTTCAACAATAGAGAATTTTATGGGAACAATTCAAAGATGTGAAAAGGTCAATCATCCTGACTATAAAGAAGATCACTGTCCAACATGTTATCCAAATGATAAACATAAAACTTCAATTAATTATGAGGGTGGAATAGAGAAACTAGCAGAAGATTTAGGCAATTTAAGATATGATGCCTTTGCCGACTTTCTTTATGCACTTTCTTGTAAAATTTCAAAAGACGCTCATAAAGACAAGATGGCAGGTAGAGATAAGGTAGCTAATGAACTCAACTACTCTGCTGCTGCAATACGTAATGCTTGGATGATTGCAAAGCCTTATATGGAAGAGAAAGTTGTTAAAGAAATTGTTGCTAAAGATTTTCTATCAAAAAATGATAGAGTTATTCAAGAACATATCCAGAAGTCAGGATTTCCAGGCTAATAATCCAATTAAATTTCTTTAATTTGTTCTACCACGTATTGATTATAAAGTTTGGTATCGAAACTCCAATCAAATTCATCTAATTCCACACGGAAACTCATGCTTTCAAAACAGCTAGCTTCTCTTTCTTTACGATTACGATAGGAAGATGTAGTGAAACCTTCATTAATCCATAAATTAACATCGTTAGCTGAAATGCAGAGTTTAAAATCTTTTGTAATGTAAAAACCATTTTCTTCTTCGCTAGTAATTTCTTTCATTAAACTTCTATGAATATCATTCATTGTTGATTCTTGCTGAGCTTGAGTTGATGCATTGTGTAAAGCCTGTACTAATTCATGGTCTTCAATGGCTTCAAGAGCTTCTTCCAAATTCATATCTTCCCAATTTTTTGGAACTGTGCGTACACCATTATCCCAAAAATAATAATCATCCTCAAATCTTTTATTAATAAAGTTTATAACAAACTCTTCTGTTTTATTGTCTAGATTTCCTACTAAGTCTTGGATTTCAACTCTTTCATAGCTAGGCCCATCGTTAACCATGTTTTCTATTTGTTCAAGATCAACATTAATTTTATTGTTGCCTATTCTTGATAATGATTTTAATGTTGCGTCTAGGTGGTCAAACTGCATAACCTCTACTACTTCTCCATTAAGTGTATATTGTTCTCCAAAAAGTGTTTCCCTAATTTCGCTTGGTTCAACACCAGTACCACGTTTGATGTATTGCTCTGCCATTTGGATTTGTTGCGGCAAATAAATAACAGTACGAATTACTAGAGTCGGAATTTTGGCATTCATTATAAACACAGACAATCTTTTCATTAAGTTTACATCTGGTGGCTCATCATCTGTATCTAACCAATCTGACCCTTCATGTCCTAAAATAAGGGGTTTGCCACCTTCTCTAATTAAATAGAGCGGTGATCTTGCAGTATAATCATCAAAGTATTCTTTAAACCTAATACACCAATTAGTTCCTTTAAATAGAGGATGACAGGCTTGAGCACCTTTTCTTTTGTCTATATGTTGTTCTTTACTTCCATCTTCTCTCCAAGAAGAAATTTCTATCATTTCTAAAGCGCCTTCTCTAGCAACTACTTTATCTTCGCTACTAATAGCATTCTTTTTAGAAAGATATGCATTTACGACATCATCTATTCTGGCCCCTTGTTGAACTTGTGCTATAAGTTGCTGAATAATTTCTACTGGTTCACCGGGAAGTTTTTTCATCAACTCTTGTCTATACATTAGAGCTAATTGTTCTGGTGTTTTATTTTTATTGTTGGCCTTATAAACAGCATCATTTAATTCTCTTTTAAACCTGTCTATGGTATGAGCTTCACTGTCTTGAAGATTTGGTTTGTAGTTTTTTAAAAATAGAGAAATTGTAGCGGACTTACGAATATCTTCTGTGTTTTGTATTGATTTCTCAGCATCACTAAGTATTTTAAACAACTCTACATAGAAAGTACCCAACGGAAACTTTATCATATTCTGTGGGAAAAGTTGTTGTAGTATTCCCATAATACGATTTTTTTGTTGTTCTACGGCTTCATCAAAAGACCAGTTATAAAATGAACGCATGTTATTATTTAGCACCTACTCCACAACTCTTCCCCATTTTTTACCCAATGTAAAACATGATGGCCAGCAGTTGATAAATGTTTCTTTATGAATTGAATTTCACCAGAATGTGCTCGACGATGACAGTTGGCGCATAGAGTAATAACATTGATAGGATGATATGTGCCTTGTTCAATAATTCTATGAGCATCTAAAAGATCATAATTGTTTTCTTTACAAACAAAACATTCTTTGTCGTATTGCTTTTTGCACTGTTGTCTGGTATACTTCTTTTTCATCACCTTTATCATAGGAATATAAAAATGAAAACTGTTAAAAAAATTGAAATTGTGGAAAGTATGAAATCATTATCCTTCCCAGAAGTAAAAGACACTACCAGCGTTAAGAAAATAAAATCAGCCGAGGCCGCTGTATATGGTATTTTGGTTGAAATGTTGACCGAACAAGAAGCTAGTGGTAGTTCTTTTGTGATTAGTCAAGACCCAAGCAAGCAAGCCTACATTACAAGCATTGGTTGCTTAGTTAATAAAGATTCTGGATTGGAAGTTGGACAAAGAGTATTACTTCAAGGGCAATACGTTCCAATGCCAATCAAGAGTGCATCTGGTAGGGTATTAGGCTGTATAGATATGTCTAATATTAAGGCTATTCTTCATGAAGAAAATTAACGTTTACGAAGTCTCTGAATAAGATTTTTACCAGGAAACCAAGGGCGACGAACAGTTTCAGTTTCTATTCTCTGTTGTGTCTGATTTCCGTCTCTATCTATAAAGAGTGGAGCTTGTTCGCACGCCCTTAAATCCGTGTGTGAATTTATAGCAGGTACTTGAGCTACACAACCAGGACAATCTACTGGTGTCAAATAGTCGAATATACAAAAGCCACAAAACAATACGGCAATAAACAAAATGCATGTTTTCATATTGTACTCCTTTTCAATCTATTTATGCTATTGAAATGATTTTTATATTATTGCTGCTATTAACTTCATAATTAATGGTCTTGATTGAATGCCAGTTAAAAATGATACTATTTTATCAGTAGAATTGATTAATTTCTTTTCACGATCAATAATAGCTTCTATTACTATAACTGCATCTGTAGATAGTGGAGTATTTAATTGCTTAATTGCTTGAACTAGAGATTCTATTTCAGTTAGTACCTCTGGCGTAACTATATTCTTATTATCTTGAAGAATAATTATAGCTTCATTAAATACAGATTTTAACTCATCACTTGTCATACATTTATGTAGGTGCAAACATGGAAATAATAACAATAAGTTATAAAAAACCAAAAGCTAAATATTATGGATATTGGAATAATCCTGATTGGTTATGGGAAAATTGTAAATGTACAGATTTTACAGATTATTTTCGGAAGACTTGTATTGATAGATACAACGAGATAACCGGAGAAAGATTAAATCTAGCAGCTATTGATAATCAATTAGATGATTATTGAAATGGTGGACTATAAAAATTGATTAAGATGGTTCCTTCTTTGCTTACATTGCTTATTTGATGAATGGCTTGTCCATTTAACCCAGAGATTTCATTTTTATCAATATAATGGCTGCTTACTTTTTCTAAGTAATTATCATTTTCTTTAAATAAAGTTTCTAGTATTTTTCCCTCTATTACTTTAACAACGCAATTTGATCCTTGGTGGTCATGTACTGTACTTGTTTGTCCAGGTGCAAAACAAATAACTACAACCTCTAGATGTTCATCCTTTGAAATTACTACTCTGGTGTATTTGTTATCTTCACTGAAAAAGACCGGAAGTTCTTTTTCGTCGTAACAATAATCTTTTGCTAATTGGATTAGTTCATCTAATGTATAATATTTCATATAATGAAATAGTGACTACCAGCCAAATTCTTTCAAGAGGCTGTCCTGGCTTCTTCTAGGTCTATCAAACATAATCTTAGGTAGCAGATCAATTTCTATGTCAATCGGTTCTTCTAAAAGGTCTACTTGAATACCAACCTCAAGTTCTTCTTTAAGTTTTTGGTATTCTTCATTATTTAAAGCCTTTGTAATTAAGTCTACATCTTCCTCTTTGTTTTTAGTTGGGATCATAGGCATTTCACGACCCATAACGTTACAAACATAAAGAGCAGCAGAAATACAAATCACCAAGTCATCATGCTTGCCCTTCTGTGCCTCTGGACGCTGTTTGGCCTTGTTGTAAATAAAAGTTTCAAGTTCTCTAATAACTCTTACGCTCTTAATGCCAACAATTCTATTCAACATGCAGGTTTGAAGAGATTCCATACAAATAGGACGTGTAACTTTGTTCATGTTAAGTCCTGCTTTATCTCTTGTGTTTCCTTGAGTGAAATAAAGGTTATCATATCTCAACGAGTGCTGTAATCGTTCACAAACTGCTTGTCCTGGTCCCATAGAGTTTTCAACTGCAATTAATGCAGTATTATAAAGACTTCCCACCTGGGCCAACACCTGAGAAAATTTATATGTTGGTATGGTGTTTGAATAAAATTCAGCTACTTGTTGCAGGTTGGACATATCCATAACTACAAAGGCACAATTATCGCCTTCATCGCCAACGCCTTCTGCGGCATCAGCAGTTATAATGTATTCTTTTCCAGGTTTAGGATTATCCCATACCCACATGGCACCGGGAACATAATCTCTATTCAAGAACATGGGATTATCTGTATTGTGTATATCTTCTGGCATTGAATCCCATTCACCTAAAGTTTTTCTTTCAGGATTAATGCAAAGTTCTTTAAATTCTTTGATAACATCTGGGGAAATATAAGTTTCGCCGGAACTCAAGAAGTTTCCATCATATTCTTGAGAAAACTTCTTAACGCTCATGTTGGCTCTAGCTCTTCGTTCCCATTCAGGATTGTTGTATTCTGGATGTTCTTGCCATTTGATATCAACAATATAAAAGTCATTTTTCTTATCTTGTGCTTCGGTATAAGTTTGATAATACCATCCACCAGTACCACCGACGCCATTAACAGTAGAGACAACAATACAATTTCCACCAGTAGATAGGGTTGGATAAATAGCGGCCCATGCTTCGTCCATTTTTGGAATGAATGCCGCTTCATCTATAACAAGATAAGTCAAAGAACGGGAACGGGCAGCACTAGGAGTAAAGAACCACATCACTGAATCTGTATCAGCAAATTCCTTTTCGTGATCGTTGTCATTATTCATTGTTGGCTTTAGAAACTCTGGTAGTTTCTCTTTGGCATTAGCAACCATTTTTCCAACATAGCGAGCTTCACGGTCGGTTTTGGAAAGAAACATAATGCGTTGATCGTTATAGAAGAGACATTTCCACAATAACCACATAACAGTCGTGGTTGTAGCACCCGCTTGACGAAATTTCTTTAGAATACAATATGTGTGAACCTCAAACTCTTTAACCATGCGCTCTTGGAAAGGATATAGTTTGAATGGTAACAAACCCAGCTTTGGATGCATGATTTGTAAATACTTCTCAGCAAAGTATCGAAAGGATTTTCTACACTTTTTAACTTCTTCAAATTGTTCGGGTGTCCAGTTTGCCATATACTATATATGCCTAAAAAAAATAAAAATGGTATTGCCTTTGTATATGGATTATGATATGATATGAAAATGAAATACAAAGGAGGTAACGATGACCACGCAAGCGAAGTTCCGCAAAGTGTTACATGCGATTCTGAATGCCAATGTCACGGATCAACTTGTTGTACTGTGGGCAGAGTACAGGGATAATCTTCGTGAAATCGACCCGATGGAGATTCCAGAAAAGTTGCGGCCAAAGTTTATCAAGATGAAAGCCATCTTGGAGAGTCGCATGGAAGAAAACGTAGATACGTCTCTTTACTTCACTAAGTATCGCAGGCCAAGTATCTACACCACCGAAGAGCGGGCCGAAGAACGTCAGAAGGTTATCGCTGGTGATGCTTGGCAGCGTGCTTTGCATAACTTTGGCAACAAACCCGCAAAGTTCGTTCGCACTACGTTGCTTGAAATGGTAGAAAAACTTCCCAAAAGGGAGAAAAAATGATCCTTGTAACTGATTTTGCTGCTGATGGTTTTTATTGTCGTCTCAAGGCTAAACGACTTCATGTAGATTATACTTTTCAGGTTTGGTATCCATATTCTGACCTAAAAGTTAAACATAATTGGAATCGTATTGCGTTTCCATCTCCTGCCAGTTTGGATTCAGTAGAATTAGAATTTTATGATCTAATGTATCAAACATTTATGCGTGTTTTGAGAAATCCTCCCACATACGCAAAGGGTAATGGTCCTCTGGCTCCACGAAAAATCGAGGAAATACCATGACACCAGCCAGAAAACTCACTTACATGTTTTTGACGTTGCCTTATGTTCATCAATTAGAAGTTGCTAAAGAACTTGGCTTTGAAGTTAAAGGCAACACATGGATGGATAACTGGATTCCTGTTTTCACCCAAGCCAGAGAACAAAAGAAACTGGAATTGATGTGGGATAAAGTCGTTTGTCTTCTTGATGAACCTTTCCACGGGCAGATAATGAAACTTCAAGCAAATCCATTTGTTGGTCGATAAACTTTTGAACTCCAGGTTGAGGGGGAAGTGGCAAATGAATTGCTCTTCCCCCTTTTTTGTTTATTTGATATAATGTGATATGCATTTTAAAACCTTTATGGAAGCTATGAGCAATCAAAGAATTAAAACTTGCGCATGGTGCTACCAAGATATGCCTACGGGAGAATGGCGTAGTGGTGAATGGGTATGTCATGGATGTTTTCCCGAACACACTGGCAAACGGGAAGAAAAAGACGGCAGACCATTTAAAAAGAGAAAGAAAAACGTTCAGGAAGTAATATTCAAACGTTGCTGTCATTGTGGCAGTTCATCCAATGAAGGTGGTTTTGTTGGTAATATGTGGGTTTGCTCTGGTTGTGATCCATCACTGAAACCAACAAGGAAGAAAAACAAATACGCAAAACATTCTAAAGTTGACCACAATGACTGGTACGATCAAAGTCCAAGAAAAAATAAGAAAAACAAAAATAAAAAACACAAAAATGGACTAATTCAAGTTGAGTATTGGAAAGTTGTAATCACAGAAATAAGCAATGGAAATAAATTATAATGAGAAAATTTAGACCGATATTTAAGTGTCACGGTGGCAAATATTATTTAGTTGATTTTATAATTAAGTTTTTCCCAAAAAATTATACTCAATTAACTTACGTTGAGGGTTGCGGTGGTGCGGCATCAATACTGCTCAATAAACTAAAATCTGTCAAAGAAGTTTATAATGACATTGATCCAAAAATAGTTTCAATCGTTAGAGAGCTTGCATCCAAAGAACCTAAAGAGTTTATCGACTTAGTTATAAAAACAGAATATAAATATGATTCGTTTCAGTGGGCAATAAATCAACAAGGTGAAGATGCCAAAATTAATGCTGTAGCCGAACTTGTAAGACGCAGAATGAGTCGTGGTGGCTTAGGGAAAGCATTCAGCTGGAGCAATAGACAACGTGGTGGAAGACCAGGAGAAATTAACTCTTGGGAAACATACAAAGAACAAATGTGGGAAGTTGCCGAAAGATTAAAAGACGTAGAAGTTTGTTGTAAATCAGTCAATGATCTAATTGATTCATTTGAAAATGAAAATACTTTGTTCTATATTGATCCACCATACCTCCCTGAAACTAGACAATCTAAAAAAGTTTATGATTTTGAAATGACGGAAGAAGAACATATTACACTGGCAGAGAAATTAAATAAGACGCCAGCTAAAGTTATATTAAGTGGTTATCAATCTCAACTTTATGCAAAACTTTATAAAAATTGGAATATGCAATGTATTTCAGTCGCCAATCATTCTGGACAAACAGAGATTAAGCAAAAGAGGATTGAATGCGTATGGACGAACTACTAGAATTTAGATACAAAAAACCCACTAGACATCCATATCCAATAGGATCATCAGTAGTTTTTTCTGTTGAAGATATAAGAGAAGTAATAGGACATCGTGGTAAAAGAATGGTTTATCTTAGACATAAAGATGGTGCTGAGGTGCTTTACAATATTGAAGAATTAAAATACAGACCCATAATTAAACTAAAATCATGAAACGAATAGGAATTTACTCTGGTTCATTCGATCCTTTGACACATGGCCACCTTTGGGTCATGAGCCAAGGTGTTAAACTTTTTGATGAATTGTATATTGCTGTTGGAACAAATGTTTTAAAGAAACATATTTTTGAATGGGATTATCGCATTCAGATGGTTAAAGATAATGTAAAGTTTAAAAATGTAAAAATTGACAAACTGCCCGGAACTATTATTGATTTTGCTAAGAATATATTGAAAGAAGAAACAAACGCCACAACTACACTTCTTAGAGGTATCCGTAACGCAAAAGATATTAGTTATGAATCTAATTTATGCGACCAGATAAGAGAAATAGATGATGGACTACAGACGGTATTTGTTATTCCGCCAGCTGAATATATTGACGTTAGTTCAACTAATATAAGAGAAGCAGCAGAACAAAAGTATTGGGATTACGTGATGAATAGAGTTCCACCTAAGATTTTCAAAATCATAATGGAGAAGTACAAATGAAAGAAGATGAAATACTTGAATTTAATTATAAGAATCCAAATAAACCAACAGTAGCAGAATATACAGGTGGGCCAAGATTTTATGGCAAGCATCGCCATCGCAAATACCCCAGCGGCCAGGACAATAGTAAACCGAACCTGGAATCGCCCGCCTTCCCTAGTGATGATGCCAATGCTCTACAGCAAGTTGCCTCTGGAGATTATTGTTATTATTATGGAGCCGAGTTCCATCAAAATGAAACACTTCCAGCAGTAGCGGGTGGGGTTGCTGTTGGGAAAAAACACTTCTTTGGACCAACAAAACATACACCAACGAAAGGTACTTTAACAGGCATAGTTTATTATAATAATGAAGCCATACAGACATTCGTATTTTCTGGTGTTGGGGTTTGTGCCATTACAAAAATAGGCAAATCTAATAGTTTTGTTGTACTTATGGAGATAAGCTGGCAGTTAGGACAAATTGTATCTATTTGGAATAATCCAGTAAATATGGCAGACATTAAACTTATTGTATCTTATGAATCCGAAAGGCAATAATGGAAATAGAAATATTAGAATTGAGTTATAAAGCACCACAAAAATTAATTGGCATTAATCCTGATAGCTTTAATCCACGTAAAGGAATAATGACTAAATATGGCAAAAAACTAATAGAATATGGTGCTAAGTATTACAAAGGCATGAATATTAACAATAGCCTGCCAGATAGGTCAGAGGGAGTTACATATAGATAGGCAACATTCTCTTCTTGGCTAGCTGTCTCTTCTTTTTGTGTTGTTTTCTGATTTCGTTATAATCTTTAACTGGATGAATAATACTAGTTCTAGAATTAATGTCTATTATGGTAATTTCAGGTGCGTTACGAATTGGGTACTTTTCAAAATTTCCTCTCCATAATTCTGATTTATCACCACATATCAATTTTGGGTTATTTAGGTCTTGCCAATCTCCCTTATCTGCGCCTTGCCAACATGACAATTCTGCAAGGGAACCACCGAAATGATATGCTAGTGTTGGCCAAAGTTCCTCTTCAAATGCCCACCTGTTATAACCAGGAAAATATCCCTTTTCAAAATCCTTAGTTTCTTCTAGAAATAAATCTATAAAGTTTATTATTTTAGATACAAAATTGCGATGTAGAAAATGGCAACACCCTAGAAAGTAGTAGGAATTGGCTATCTTGTCACCAACTAATTCTTCTAAGAATGATATAGTTTCATATTGCCGCAAGTCCACTCCCGCCATCCATACATTATGCCTTTCTAACCTCTCCAGATCAATTTTAAATGACCCGGAAGTGAATAAGCAGTCATACTCCGCATAAACGAACCAATCACTATCAGGAAAGTAATTATATGCTTTTTTAAGACCCAAAGCGTAATTTCGGTAAGGACTTTTGTTGTGTGCGTGTAGAAAGCCCTCTTCTATTATAGAGTTTCCAATTTTAAGGTCTTTGAATAATGGCCAACCGATTTTATCTACTAGAAGAAGTGTTTGATTACCTACCCAAGTTTCTGCGCTATCTACAGTATCACTTGTCAGTTGGGGATTTGTGTGAGTCAGAATTATTGTTGTTAGCTTCATAAATTAACTTATCACATTTATGGCATCTAATAGTATATGGTCCATAGCCTCTTGTCCACAACCAAGCACCGTCATGTTTTTTACCGTGTTCTAGACAGAGTGGCCAAATTCTGCCGTCTCCTTGCTTCTTGGCTCCAGTGTAATCTATATAAAAATAGCAATGTTCCATAAAACTCCTTATAATTAAAATTAGTAATACACTTAAATAGTATATGAAAAATAATCACCTAAAAGTTGAAGCGTTCATAAAACAGGCGATCACTGCATGTAGTTATGATGCCGCACTTGTAGAAACTAGAAATTATTTGCAAAATGCTTTAATTTCATTATCTAAGACTGCCAACAAGAGAGCTAAGAATCAAAAAACTCAGAAAGCCAATGAAGAAGCAATTCAAGCTGCAAAAACTGCACAACAACAATGGTGGGAAATGTTGATGAAAAATGCGGCTAAATTTAAGATTGACATTAAAGAGTAGTACGCTATAATATACAAATGGAGAATAGTATGACATTAGAAAATATTATAGAATTAATGAATCAAGATTTAGCAAACGAATTGAAACACTTTAACTTTTACCTCAATGCTTATTTCAGCTTACGTGGCTTTGATAGGTTACATTTTGGCAGTTGGTTAGAGAAGCACGCCGATGAAGAATTAGCCCATGTTAAGATGTTTGCTAACAAAATTGTTGCTCTAGGTGGAATACCTGTTACAGAGTCAAATTCATACTCTATAGGTATTGAAAACTCAAAAGATATCTTGAAATTTGCCATTAGTATGGAAACAGAAGTTATACAAAACTATCACACTAGACTAAAAATAATGCAAGATTTTAATACCAAGACAGGCAAATATTATGATTTGGTCTTATTCTATGAAGAACAATTAGAAGATTCTCAAAATGATCTTGATGAAATGAATAAAATGTTATAAATATATTATGGTAACTAACATTGAACGCAGGAAGCCTTCGTCAATCATCTATAATAACAAACTTTTAGATAGACTAATAGAGCCATATGGTATTAATATGGCTGCTAAAGATAGTTTTGACGTAGAAACTGATGAATCATTTATTCCTAGATGGCAAGGAAATGCTAACGGTATAGCAAATGCAACTGCCGTGGGAACACATTTATAATAAAAAAGACCACAAATTTGTGGTCTTTATTTTTTATCTTTATCTTATAAACAGTTGCCAAGAAATTACCGCTACACCGACTGCCAAAAGTGTAACTAAAATATATCCTACATAATCAACTGATGGCGTATCAGATGCCTTAAACCAACTGAAAAATGATGGCTTAGTTAAAGAAGGTACTTCTTGTGGAACTTCTTGTACATTCGAGTCATTAATAATCCTACGAATGATTCCTTCAATAGATTCCACATCTAAAGAGGTTAATGTTGATTTTGGTTGCGACGGAACTAATTGAGATTGATCTAGCATCTCTACCGTCTTTACTACTTGACCATCTACTATTTTTTCTACAACCCTTTGCGTGACCACAGGAACAACATCTTCAACTACTCTCATTTTCTTTTCAAAAGGAATGATTTCTTCAAAGTGTTCAGTTATTCTCTGAGTTCCGTTATTAATGGGCTGCTCAAAGGAATGTACTTCTGCTCTGCGCCCATCCACGGTTGTTTTGTTGATTTTTTTATCCATAAAAGCTCCCTGGTTGGTAAATGTCCTATATTATATAGTTTCCACCCCTTCAAATGTAGTGTATATTGTGGTAATTCTTTTAGCAAATTAATTATGGAACTACAAGATCAGTGCTTGCTAGTGTGTAAGGCTCTTCTGTAATTGTAGTAGGATGCGTATTTCCACCTGTATAAGTATATTTAATTTTTCTTGCCAAATCTCCTGTAAGAGCTCCAGCAGGATATTCTATAATTTGGGTAATTCTATCCGATCCATCTACAGTTATTTTCTGGAAATTAAATATGCCAGAACGTCCACGTAGTAATTGATAGTCAGCATGAACCACAACAATGTCTGCTGTTCCTGTAGAGCCAACCCATGTATTTCCTAGGGTTAGAGATGTATTAGTAGTAACGGTACTGATGGTTGTTGATAGTGTTGTAGTTCCATTAAATACAACTACACTATCTCCCACAACAAACCCAGCTGTATTTGGTAATGTTACTATTGCAGAAGTATTTGTGACTCCTACAACATGAGTGAAACCGGCATCTTTTACTATTACTTGATCTCTAGTTGTTGTTAAGTCCATTTGCTGTAACATACCAACACTATCAGGATAAAGTGATTTGTTAGCTATTGTGTGTCTGGCAAAATAAGTTGGAAACTCCGCAACACCCGCACGCTTATTGAATCTAAGTGCTATTTCTGCACTGGTATTTGAAACATATACCTTGAATTTTTCACGACTACGGGCTGACTTAATAGTAACATAACTTGTAGGCGAACCAGAGTAAGTCTGTACGCTAGCCGTAAACAGCGCTTGGAATGTAGAATTGGCGTTAAGAGCGCTAACAATTTCAGAAGCCAAAGCGGCGCTAGTAGATATAGCTGTAGTAGATACATCAATAGCTAAAGCTGTCCAGCTGTTTCCAGAATCAAAAGAATAATTTAATGTTAGTGTGTTATTAGTGCTAACATCATATGGTTCTGGATTCCAACACATGAATAATTGTGATGAGTTTGGAGAATTGCCTTTTGCCTTAAAAGTCATATTAAACTGGCGATCTGACAATAACAAACTACCTTGAAATTCAGCATCAAATACATTTTGAAAGAATGGCATAATTATTTTTTTCCTATATCAATTCCCCAGAGCGTCTTCAAAGTATCTAAAAGCGACATTACTTGCTTCTGGGTTTTTGCTTTTTGCTTAGCTTTTTCTTCTTTTGCTTTTTCCTCAGAAGTAGGCTTTGCGTAATTATATAGTCGCTCGACTGCATCTTCCCATGAATCAAATGGCACATAAGATTTCAATTCTCCATCACTTTCTAGAAAAACCTGATAACCATTATAAGTAACCCTTATTTCTGATAAATGATTCTCATAAATGACTGTTTTAATACAGATATTTATTCCTCTACTTAATCCATCAAAGTAATAGCCACGCAAATAAACATTCTCGTCAGAAGTTTCCATAATTTCAGGTGCTTCTACTTCCCAAAAATCAGGTAAAGAGTTGTAAGGAATGGTTTGTTCTATGATTGGTCTTCCAAATGCTTTGACAATTACTTGGAACTTTCTAGACAAATCTTTCTTAGCAGCCTTACTAATGCGACCATCAATTAATGATTGCAGTCTTTGATTTAGCATAATGATATATATGAGTAATTTTTATTTAACTTATCTATAAATAAGATATAACAAGGAGAAAATATGAGCCTATGGACTTGGTTAAAACATAAAATACATCCAACAGTAAAAGCCATTACAAGTTTAGGTGGTTTAATAAACTATCAAGAAAACGACCCCAGTACACCGGAATTAGATATAGTTAAGAATATTCCTGCATTACCTAATCCATGTCCTCCATTTTCTGTCCTTAGCTTTACTGGTGGTGATGGAATAAAAGGAAGTGTTGAAAATCAAGCCGCAAACGTTTACTGCACAATAGCTTTTTCATTGGGATACATCCAGACAAAAATAGAAAGTCCTATTATTAAATGGGCGGCTATGAATAAACTTATAGCAAATCCACGATCTGGTAAAATGTTTAATGCTTATTATGACAGATATTACCTTAATTTTTTTTATGATAACGATCCAAAAACTAATCAAATAATTTATACTTGCGATTCCACAGATGTAGTGGCTCACGAACTAGGTCATGCTATATTAGATTCCATACGTCCTGATTTGTGGTCCGTGCAATGTGTAGAAATACAAGCATTCCATGAAGCATTTGGTGATATTAATGCCATATTAACAGCATTAACATTTCCAGAAATGATTAATAAAGCCCTATCTGAAACCAACAATGATTTAAGCAAAGAAAATACAATATCTAAACTTGCAGAGCAGATGGGTGTTGCCATTGGTCACGCTATGGGTAATGAATCTAAATCACTTAGAAATGCAGTTAATAATTTGCAATACGCACCACCAGAGACACTACCACTCTTTGCTCCAAACGATGCTTTATCTGGTGAACCTCATAATTTTAGTAGAGTTTTTGTGGGAGCTTGGTATGATTCATTTGTTAATGTTTATAATTATGAAAAGACTAGAGTAAGTCCAGAAGATGCAGTAATAAATGCTCGTGACAAAATGGCTAAAATAACGTATAATGCTATAAGGTTTGCAAACAAAACAGCAAAATTCTTTAATGCAGTTTTAGAAGCCATGTTGGTATATGATACATCACGCAATTTAGGATGTAGTCAAGCAATTCGTGATGGTTTTGCAAAACACAATATGACTACGGCCAAAAAATTAAATGTGAATATGGTCGAACAGGATAATCAACCAATTCATGCTGAGCTAAATCTTGTTAATTTTGAAGGTTTTTCTATGATAGAAAACATTGAGCGGGTTGTAGTTGAATTAGCAAACCATCCAGCCGCAGAGTTCGTTAAAGGCAAAAATGAAATTGAAGACGCTCTACATGCTGCTCATCATTCTCTAAAAATTTTACACTCACATGATAGAATTGGTCATGGTCCGTCTGTAGGCAAAATTCACGATAAAGAGTTTTCATTTATTGACGGAAAAGTGGTAAGAAATTTTTATTGTTGCCATTTTCACAAAAAATGATATAATTCATTTTATGAATATCGCTATCGAATATCTGTTGCGGCAAGACAGAGCGGAAAAGATGCTAACTCTTCCAGCGTCTTTGTTGTTAAACAGCATTAACGATGAACACAAGTTGGTTGTTGTATTAAGACAATCGCCGGAAGGTATTCATGTCCTTCATTTTAGGCCAAACCAAAAGGTACTTGCCCCGGAGAAAGATTTTTTAGTTTCTCAAAAAGAAATCTTTGATTCTCCGCACGTTATTGTTCAGGGATATAAACTTTTGGAATTTAATGAAGCTACTTTCGATCACGAAACGAAACAAGTCGCAGAACTCCCGCTTGCTGCAATACAAGAAAAACAATATACCGATTTTATTGAGCGATTTTTTACTCCAAAAACTATTCAAAAAAGTCGTGAAAACTGGCTTTGGGTTGCCTTTGAAGAACAATTCATCCCGAAGGCTTTACTCAATAAGTTATATTACGAAAAATTAGATACCCGTCGAAGTTTCCTGTTGTCAGAGCATAAGGATGTTAAAAAAATATGGGATTATTGGAAAAGTCAGCTACTCCCAGTTTCCAACCCGTCCGCTGAGTTGGTCTTCAAAAATAAATACGACAAACTACCAAAGGGCAAGAGTGAAGAAGACAAGCTTAATGAATACAAGGCTCTTTTTGATAAATTTGGCAATTTAGGATATATTTCTCATCCTATTTTTCCTCCTAAGAAAACTAGGAAGAAAAAGAAGAAAGCCGGATGATATATAATTGAATGGAAGTCTGTAATTTTAATCACTGGTTAAACAATAGAGAGAATAAAGTCAATGAAGGTTTAGGAGACTGGATTAGCTCTTGGTGGAACGGTAAACCATCTCAATCTAGTAAAATACCTACACCTAGCGATATTGATAGTGAGCTTTACAGCAATGATGTAAAGCAATATGCAGATAAAATTATTGATGATCTGGGTATATCTTCTGGCACTAAACTAGTCCAGATAGATTCTCACAACGTACCAGTAAAAGGCTCTGCTTTTGTAGTTGGCGATTGGTCAACACAAAACCCAAATTTCTACAAGGCTTTACAGAGATTTGTTGCTGCTCATGTTCTAGGAAAAGGTCAAGAAAAAGCATATCTTAGAGTTAGTCAACATGATGCTGGCATTATTATAAATACACTAGATCAATACGCAATCTACAACAAAAATATACGTGGGTCTATCGTTGATGAGTTTCAAATCAACACTCCAGTAGCACTTTCTCATTTCATTCAAGCAAAACTGCCGATTGCTAAAGATGCTGTCGTTAGCCCAGGTTTTGATAAGGCCAGTGATGAATTTGCTGGTCATCGTGCGGTTAGAACTGGTAAGGGGAATCCACTAACTATTCCAAGCGTTAAGAAACTTGCAGATATTGGAGCAGCAGTCATACAAAGTGCCAATAGCAAAAGTCCGACTAGTCGTGTAGGTAATCCTTTAAGAAATGCAATAAATCAACTTGATGCAACATTGAAGTCTATGGGCGTAAAAACATCAGTAATACCAAATATAACTGGTAGAAGACGCACTGGTAAAACCGGCAAAACTCCATAATTATTTTTTCATAGTCTTCTTATTGCCTGGAAGTGGATCGCCGCCATAAGTTGGAAAGGCGGATGTTGGATTGTCTACACGTTTCATTGGATTATTCATATCTCTTTTTCTTTTAATACTACCATCCCCCAATCCTGCGTTTACAAGATGCGGCTGTCTAGCTTGATCTACTGTGCCCGGAATTGGCATTATTTCTGCTTCTTGTATTTTCATCCATTTTGAAAAATTGTCAATCATGTTTTATATATTGTTTTCGCTGATATATATTGTATGAACCTGATGACGATAGATGAAGTTAAATATTGTGATTTTAATAATGAAACTATATGGATAGCCACAAATCTAAAAAATACACTGCACTTAGAGGGCCAAGAGTTTATCAATCAAGTATTGTTTAATGGACTTGCTGTACCTTCTAATTATTACGTTGGTTTAGATAATAGGACCACTGTTAATGTTGGTGATGTGCTAGCAAGTATAGTAAGTGAACCTTCTACAAATGGCTATTCTAGAAAGGCATTAAATGCTCAGTCAGGCTTTACGGTATCTTATTCTACTGGTCATTGGAGAGCACTATCAATTAATATAGTGTTTAATGCTACTGGTGGAAGTTGGGGTCCAGTAAAGAATGCCTTTTTAACTGGTGGTGGATTTTTAATTTCTACTGTAGTTTTACCTACTGAAACAACATTAACAAATGGACAATATTTTTCATTCAGAATGCGATTTTCTCTAGGAGATTGAGATGGAAATATGGATAGAATATTTTAAGAGACACGGATTTCCAATAGTAAGACCCTTTGAACCATTTAATAACAATTTGGAAACGCCACATATTTTTATTAGAGAAACACCACCAATAGAACATACTTTATGGTCACAATTTGTGGTTTCTAATAGACAACTCATTACAACTTATAATCCAAATATAGAGTCTTTAATTAGGACATGGTACAATGGAAATTTAATTCCACACAATACCCCAACTATGAGAGAACAAATATCTTTATTATTCACTAATGTTCCCGGTTTAGAAAGAATGTGGAATAATTACACAAATACAAATAGAGTTCCAGTTGTTCGTAGGAGAAACTAAGTCACGTCCATAAATATATAAAGCCCGGAGGTATTATGCTTAACAAATTATTGGGAATTATAGGAATATTTTTAATTGCTATTGCTGGATTTGCGATAACACCGCAAGAGAAGATGATCCCAGTGATGCCAACTCATAAAACATCTATGGTTGTTGATGGGGCTGCACCACAAGAACTTAGGGATGAAAGCGTGCATCGTTGGCTTAGTGGGTCTTTTCGCATTGAAAACAAAGTTGGCAGAGGATCAATATTCGGTTCTGGTACAATGTGTTATTATGATCGTCAAACAAACACAGCCTACATAATTTCTTGTGGTCACTTGTTTAATGGTGGCGAAAAGACCATGTTTATAGACACATGGTATAAGAATGGTGTTAAACTATCAACACCAGCAAGATATACAGCAGATGTTATAGGCTATGATGCTATAGAAGATATAGCATTCTTTAAATTTACTCCCGACTGGATTCCTAATGAATATTTCCCAATAGCTCCATTGAATTTAAAAGTAGATGGTTATTTGTGGTCTGCTGGATGTGATGGAGGAAGGGAAGTTGCTGCCTATAAAGTTAAAGTTAGTGGAATAGAAGGTAAAGGTTCTGACAGTTTTCTAATAACCCGTGAGAACAGTCCAAGACATGGCAGATCAGGTGGCGGACTAATGACATCAGAGGGTTGGTATGTCGGAATATGTGTTCGCTCTTCCGATCCATTTAACGGTACAGGTATTGGATTATTTGTTCCTTTAAATAGAATACACGCTTATTGCAACAGTCATAATTTAGGTTTTCTTCTAGGAAGACAACCAGGAAATAATCGCTTGTTAGAACTCCCGATTATAGATCGTCAAGGACAGCAGGGAAATTATCCAAGAGACTATATTCCTCTTCCATAAAAATAAACACAGACAATATATAAAGAACTAGGAGATTACACAATGTATGAATTTGATAAGTTTGTTGAAACCAGAGATTATATCAAGTCCTTTCGTAAAGACGCAATAACCTTTTTGTCTGAACAAGAATCAGCTTTTCTTAATACTCTAAGCGATGAAGAAGTTAGAGAACTAGTTGAGGCATGGTACAATCCAGCAGATTGGGCTAGAGCAGGATTAAGAGGTGTAGGTCAACTTGGCCGTGGTATTTCTAACATTCCTAGTCACATTCGAGCCGGTTATCATGGTATTGATACTACTGCCACTGGCGGCGTAAATACTCAAGATTTTAAAAACCAACTAGCAGCAAAACAATATGGTGTTGATCCTACTCAATACAATGGTAAAAAAGGATTTGACCAAGCCGCATTTGATAAAGCTGTTCAGGATAAGCAAGTTTCGCAAATGGACCCTGCTCAACAAAGACAATATTATCAAACACAAACAGCCGGTGTTCAAGATCAAATAGGTGTACAAAAGGCTAAAAATGACTTGCAAGCTGCTCAACAAGGCGCACAACCAAAAGCTCCACAAGCTAATGTTAAAACAATTATGGCAGGATTGAGCAAGATAAAAGGAATGACCCCACAAATGGCAAAGTCTATTGCAGCAGCGCTAAACGGAATGGGTATTAAATAATAGAACTGTTCCATATTTCAAGATCATAAGTGGCTGGGTCTTTACCAGCTTCATCACATAATCTCAAAAATTCTTTCTCTAGAATTTTATACCTTTTACCAGTAGGTGTTGCCTCTGGTGCGTCTATACCTTTTTCTCTAAGAAATCTAAGTACGTGGCGATCTAAACCAGCAACACGAGCGCCTTTTCTACTATGCATTAAAAAACATCTAGCTGTTTTAGGACCAATACCGTGAATTGCTTCAAGATCATCTATAGAGCAAGTATGAAGGTCTATATTTGAATAAACTAAAGCCTGAAATGTTTTAGCCTTATTATTATAACAACCAATGCCATGCTTTCTAAGTTGTTCTGGTAGACCAGAAACAAGTTCATCCAGTGAAATATCAATATCTCTGATTATTCTAAAAGGCGATGGGTTTGGTTCATATAATGACGAAAATGGTCGCCAAGCACTTAGTAGATTATCTAAGCACCTTGCGGCAGTCTTTCCATTCTTACCAGCAGCACAAACCCAAAAAAGAATATGTTCTTCAAGTCCGCTATATGAAAGATTATAATTAGTAATATTGGTAGGATCAATCATAGGTAAAACTCTTTTGTTTCATTAACCAAATCTGATAACCACTTAATATATGGAGTACCACCAGTACCCTTCGGATCGGCGACTTTCTTTTGGATGTAATTAACGGCATATTCTAAATGTTTGTTTCGGAAATCAAATAATCTACTTACGCATTGGTTGTATATCTCTGTCAATTCTAACTTTATGGCATAATCTCTAAAGTTCTTTCCTTCGGCTATAGTATCAAGCCAATTACGATGTGTAACTGGCATATAGTTTCTCATATCTTTGAGATGATGAGTTAACATGCTATCTTTATGCTTAATGCCTAGTGCTGTTTGAATTGCAGGAATACAGGAACTTTGCGCACCTGTTTCCCCCCTATAGGTGAATGGCTCTGTACTAACGCCTTCAAAAATAATATTTTCATAGCTGAAAATATATGGACGAACTTTGCTGTAATATACGTCTGTACTGCACTCTTCTTCCATTCGGCAGAGAGTTTTATACATGCCAGTAATGCCATCATATAAATCTTGCAATAATCCACGAATAGATTCTTCTGTTGGTTCATTTATCATTTTCTGAATGGCGTCTACTGCTAATGCTGCTTTTGATTCGATATCAACATGCACCAAAATGAACCAATTTTCATCCCGTCTTCCATCTGATAATGTGAAGTTCTGTAATAATTTAATATTCCCCAATTCAATCGGTTTTAATACGTCAATCCTTTCCCAGTTATACAGGCAGTAAGAAGCGTAAGATAGAATTGGTGGACGTGATACCATGTTTCCTAATTTTGTTAATGGTATAGCAATTTCCTTCGGCAAAATATAAACTTTTTGTTCTCCTGGAGCATGAATAAAAGAACTTGCAAAATAAGAAAACAGCATCATTGCTCTTTCGGCCTGTTCTGGTCTTGAAATGGCATCCAAAAAATTATCAATGCTTTTTATTTGGCTCAAGCCACCCGTTAATTCCTGCCTGATGGTATGGTCAGATACATACTTTGGTAAATTAAATGCTAAGTTTTCTATCAAAGAAGATTCTGGTAAGTCAAGTTTCTTGATAGGGTCAGCGCCCGGAAGAAAGCCATTATCTTTTATTTTCCAAAGAGTTGACATTGTTTTGTTCCTAAATGGTCAAAGTTGATTGTAGAACGGACATAATCGCATATAATCGCATCTTTTGCAATGCGGACCTATATTTGGAATTGCCTTATCTGGATTAGTTTCTTCAATTTCTTTATGAACTTGGAGCATCCGCACAGGCACAGAATCCAAAGTTTTTTCTGAAAATCTTACTGGATATAATTTGTTATCATCTAAGAAAAATAGTGCAGCTTCGATATTGGCTGCTGGAACCTTAAATTTTTCTCTTACTACATAGCAATAACATTGCAATTGTAGATCAGTTGTTATAGTTCTGCTATCTTTTCTCCATTGGCTGGGCTTAGTTGTTTTCCAATCAAGTAAGAAAAAATTATCTTTCTTGCGTATTACACGATCTATAAAGCCAGTTAGAATCCTTCCCTTGCCGTCCATATCCATATCGAATTTCCACTCTATATCTCCATCAAAGCCAATCTTATCAACAAGCCGCTTATAATGTCCAAGTTGTCTTATTAAAGCCTGTTTATATTCTGGGGTTATATCAATAGGCGCTGGTTTTTGTCCATGTTGTAATTCTATCTTGCCAGTAATTAAATCAGAAGCAATTTTTTCTACTTCTTCACTACCCCTATTTTTTGTATGAAGCTCTATTGCCCTATGAACAATTTTGCCATATGTAAAGTAAAACTGTTCAGGTTCAGGAGATTTAATATTTAAATGATATCTAAATTTATACTTTACTTGACACTCTTTATAACATTGGTCACGAGATACTGATATGTGATTTATTTTCATAGTATGGTAATATAATTAAGTATCGTCCTATTGTAATTAAATTAAAACTTATGTCAACAGAAATTTCTTTCGATATTTTTTGGGAATGGGCAATAACCAAGTTTGGCGAAGAGAATTGCGAACAAAGAGGAGAAGAGGTTTGTATTAATTCTCCCTTTGTGCCAGAACATTCGCCCGACCGAGGCCAACATCTCTGGTGTAATCCATCCAAAGGCGTTTATCACTGCTGGAAAAGTGATAAATCTGGAACACTCCACAATCTTGTCATGTTTAAAGAAGGCTGTGATTTCTTAGAAGCCCAAGAAATATTAGGCGGTGACCGAGCACTTTATAAGTTAAATGATAAAATCACAGAATTTTTCAAAAATAAAAAACACCAAAAAGAATCAGAAAACAAAATTACAACTAAAAAGGATAATCTATTAGAACTTCCGCCTGGCGCTGTTAGAATATCTGATTTAAAACCGGATGATAGACTTAGAATTATAGCAGAAAGTTATCTAAAGTCAAGATCACTTTCGATTGGAAATTTGTATATTTGCGGTAATGGCAGATATGCAATGAGAATTATTATTCCATATTACGGTCCAAATAATCAATTAATCTATTTTAATTCTCGTGACATTACTGGCCAATCCAAACTACGTTATAAGGGACCGCCCAAAGAAGTAGGTATTGGAAAAGGTGACGTAGTTTGGATGAATAGTTGGCCAGCAGAAGGATCGACTGTACATCTAGCAGAAGGTGAGTTTGATGCAATGGCTTTGTGTCAAATAGGTTTTAACGGTGGAGCAGCAGGGGGTAAAAACTTTAGTGATAAGCAACTACAACTATTAAAACCGTATAATATAACAATTTGTTTTGACTTAGATAAATCAGGGACAGAAGCACTAAATAAGGTTGGAGCTTTTCTAAGGGCTAAACCTTTTGTTAGAGGTAACAATAATAGAATAGGCTACGTTAAGCCAGCACAAGGCTACAAGGACTGGAACGATATGCTAATCAAACTTGGAACAAACATTCTTCAATCTTACATAAAGGACCGTGAAAAACTTCTATCTTGGGATGAACTAGAAAAGCTACAGTTGAAATCTATTTGAGAGCCTACATGAAAAATCGAATTACTAACGGCCATAAAGATGATATCACGGAATTGAGAACATTTTTTTTGGCTTGTGAATTTAAACCAAATTCCCCCCTTTTTTCCATAATTGACCCATTTGCATACAATATACAACCTGCCTTTATAAATGGATCATTGGGAATTATTTCTTACGATCCAGAAACTTATTCTATAATAGATATTGATGACGCTGCTGCTCCATTATTGGGTTATATATTAACCATTACAGAACCAGACACGCTAACAATGTTAGATAAGATCAAGGGATATTATGGACCAGAAGCATTTAATACTCATCAAAAAAAAATAATAAGAGCATTTACTGAAATTGATGTTTATCAAAGTGCTTGGATTTATCAACTAAGCGAAACTGTATTAGAAAAGTATGAACAAATAGAACAAGTAGAATTAGGAATATGGGATGAACTAGATGAAACTCAAGTGAAGTTTCTAGAAAAAATTGGTGAAAGCCTATGATAATTGACGGTGTTGATTTTTGGAAAGAAAACAATCACACACTAAGAATGTGGGACGAGCAATATAAAATTGGTCCATTAAATACCCGCATCTCTGAAAAAGTTAGAGTAGGAGAAGAATTTACAATTTCATTAGCAACAGAAGATTTTTCATTAGTTAAACTACTACAAAAACAAGCCAGTATGCACCATGAATGTAGTATGTTAATAACTGTAGAAAATCCAACAACACGAAAAGAAATGTATCAAGTTTTTTTTACAATACAACTTACAACCATTGAAATAGCTGACTTCTTAGAAGATGTAATAGAAATAAGCGTACATTATATGTGTAAATCAGCAGAGGACGTAACATATTATGATTCACAAGCAATACGAGAAATTTAAAGGTAAAATCTGCACCATCCTAACAGCACCTACTAGCTTTCCTTTTCGTGATCCAAAACAACATGCAGAGTTTTTCACTGGTGAAGTTGTTGAGGTAGATGCCTATGGAGTTAAGATTAAGAATCTTAATAACAATACATTCGGATTCTTCTCATATCCTTTAATTGGAATAGTTGAAGAACAAACTGTATCTAAGTCTGATCCTAATTACCAAAAAATTAAAGATGAACTCGAAAAGAAAGAGCCAAAAAAGCCCATCCTTAGTACAGGGGGTTCAACAACCTTTATGCCCATAGAAGAAATGACCAAGATGGCTAAGAAAATTAAAGAACGTTAATCAGCGACATACTCACCGATTTTCTTTAGACACATAATAGCAGAATCAAAATTATGATATTCACTATTAATGTATTCCAAACTTAACATGTCGAACTTCTCTAAATTCTCATCAGAAATTTCAAAATAGAAATTCCTGTGATGTCTACCAGCGCACTTAAATCCATGCATCTTCAAATAAGCCGCTGCGCCTAAATCGGAGATACCCTTCTTTGTATTTGCTGTAGAAGCTAATCGCTCGGATACCTTTTTTAAACTCATTATACAAGCATCAAAATCATGATATGGCGAATTGATATATTCTAAATTTAGTGCCTCAAAAGGCTCTATTTCATCTTGACTAACATCAAAGTAAAATGTGCGACCTTTTCTGCCAACACACTTAAACCCTTTCATTCTTACATACGCTGCCTCTCCCAAATCATCAGATGACTTGCGGAGTTTTTTGTTATCTTTCATGTCTTTCCTTCTTTCTTATAGTTCTTATTGCACTCATTACATAGATAACAAAACATTAATATTGGATGGCAAAAGAATTTGTTTCCATCCGTTTGTGTCTTATTACATTTACAACAATGCAATTTCTTATTTGATTTATTCATATTAATTAACCGAATGATTCTCTGCTGCTACTAATGCTCCACGGGATACAGCATACAAATGGTCTGCTGGTTTTCTAATTTCCCCAACTGGAATACTCCATTGTGATTCCTTCACCATTTCCGTAAACAATTCAACGAAGCCCGGCGGAGATGAAGTGCCACCTGCTACAATAACATCAAGAGGATTTTCTGTAACTGCTCTAGCTCCAGCTTCAATAATTCCCTTCTTGATAGAAACTACCGTCTTTTGAATCAGTAATTCATACTGAGTCTTAATAGCTCTTTCCAACAATGTTGATGGAGCCTTAGTTAAATCAATCTTGGTTTTTTCTTTATTAATGACTGTTGGAGTTTCACCACAAGCCTTTGCTGCCATCTTATCTATCCAGTCACCAGCATTAACAAGCGACATCTGAAATATTGGCTGACTGTAAATAGAATAACACAAGTTAACCATACCAGAACCAAATGAAATACCGATTCCTGTGTATTGTTTTGATAATAATTCAGCTAGGACCAAACATAAGCCTTCATTGATTGAAAATGCTTGTACCGTTTTATTGTTGATGTTATATGCTTTGAATATTGACTTTAAAACTGCATTGTGATAATCTGCGTCGGTATCTTGATTAATTGCATTAGCTGGAACTGAGTAATATAGAACTTCCTTATCTTTATCTACTTCGCCCATAAGAGAATGAATCATAATAGAAAGTGTGCGAAAGGCATCTTTTTCTTGTGGGTTCAAACAGCCATCTTTCATGGGTCTATGCAAAACAATGCCCGGCAAAGTATAAGCCATATCAATAGCAGCTTGCCCCACGATATAAGCAAATTTTTCACGCTCAATAATAGGAATAGGTGGCTTAATTGACTTCATAGCGTTTAGTGTAGTTTTATTTTCGTCAACTAAAAATTCTATAAAACAATTAACCTGTTTGCGATTTTTAACTTCTCCATCTGTTCTTTTACTACAAATTAAGTTGTATGTTCCAACGTCAAAACCTATTGGCATAAAATCTCCTAAATAATTCTGATAATAATATAGTCAGTCTTGAAAGTTTATTTTTTGCATTTCCTATATAATTTGTCTGATTCTTTACTCATGATATGTTATATACTTTTTTAATATTAAGGAGTTATCATGAGTGGAGTTACAGCAAACTTTATATACTGGTGGAACATAATCAGGGGAATTTTCCGCATTGGAGAATTTAATATTACGGGTTCAATTACTCTTGGCCCAGGAGATCACGAAATAGTTATAGATACTACTTTCCCAAATCCATCAGTAATATTGTTGCAATGCGAAGAACCAGATAATGGTGGCATCACTACTTGTATGGGTAATTTAAATTGGGTTGCCGCAAGAACAATGGAGCAAGGTTTCATACTTTACGCAAGAATAGTTACAGACAGCTGTGATATTAATTGGGTAGTTAAATATGATGCCTCTACTCCTATAAAACCAACTGATAAAATTTAAGGGAGTCAAATGAAGGTTGTTACTGCTCTTGGCTGGTATGGAAAAGATAACTGTGGAGATGAAAGTTATAAATTAGCCTTCCCTACAGTATTTCCAGATTATGAGTGGAGGTTTACAGATTTTTTAACGCCGGAAAAACTTAGTCAAACAGACGCAGTTGTTCTTGGTGGCGGAGATGTTATGTCTGATCCTTTTCTTAATCAACTAGCATTCGTCTCAAAACCTAAACATATTATTTCTACTTCTGCCACAATTTCAACAGACCCAGATAAACTAGTTGGGTTTAAAAACATTATTGTTAGAGATACTAGTTCAGTAGAAATATTAAAGAAAAAAGGCATTCAGGCAAAATATAAGCCAGATGTAGCGTTTTCATTAACAGCAGATAAAATGAACGGAAGAAAACTTATTCGTAAAGAATTTGTTGCTCAAAAGAGAGATTTGTATGAGAAGATAGTAGTAATAGTTATGAATGGCTATTTGGCTGATGCTGAATCCAATTCATACGATGTTCGTAAGTTTATTAACTTTCACAAATTGGCTTACGATATGGGTCATGTAATGGATTTCACACCAGCAAGTTTTATATTCATTCCATTTGGTCAAAGACTGCCTTGGGATGATCGTGTACCTAATATGTGGGTTGCGCAAAAGGCTAAATTCTGGCAGAAAAATGTTACAGTTCTTAATGAATTAAGTGTTCAAAATATTTTAGATATTATCAGTGCAGCAAATGCGGTAATTAGTACAAGATTACACTCTACTATTTTTAGCATTACTACTAATACTCCATTTATTGATATTATTCATAATCATAAAAACTCGGCGTTACTTGATACGATAGATAGAAAACAGTATTCTATTCCTTACGAAGCATTTGACGCTGAAAAAGTTAAAAAAATGCTCAAACATCTTTTGTGGACACCAGACACAGAGAAAGATTTACAAGCAATCTCAGATAAGCAAAAAACCTTATTGAAAAGCGCAAGAGAAATATGTTTGGTATGAGAATAGGAGAAGCACAAGATGTATGTAAGTTACGATAAGAATAATGTCATCACAGCAATATCAAAACTGCCATTTAAAATTAAAGGGCAAATTGTAAAACAAACTAACATCCAAGTAGACAATGCCCATGCGCTTATTGGAAAACAAATAGTTAAAGGCAAAAAGCCGATTAAAGAACTCAAGGTTGCTGCTATCTGTAACTGGGGAGATAATTGCGGTATAGCAACTTATAGCAAATTCTTATTTGATGAAATTAAAAATAAAGTTGCTGACCTTCGCATATTCGCAGAACATATACCTAATAAAATCAAAGACGAACCAAATGTTGTAAGATGCTGGCAACGAGGCCATCCAACTCAAGAATTAATTAATGAATTGGAAAATTACAATCCAGATTTCATTATAATACAACACGAATTTGGCATTTTCCCAAAAGCTACCTACTTCCTACAGCTACTCCAAGCTATAGAGAACTATCCATATGTTTTAACACTACACTCCGTCTACGAACATCTAGATAAAGCAGTTTGTACATCAGCCATTAAAAACATTGTAGTTCACACCAATGAAGGTAAGGAAATTTTAATAGCAACCGGAAATACTAATAACATCCACATAATACCTCATGGCTGTGTTAAATTTTCAGAGGATCAAAGAAAAGAACTTTGGAATATCTTTCAGACACCTTACGCCATAGTCCAATTTGGATTTGGTTTTTACTATAAAGGTGTAGATACGGCCATCGAAGCTGTAGCCATTCTTAAAAAAGAAAAACCAGATAAATATAAAGAAATTTTCTATTGCTACCTATGCAGCGAAAGCCCTCACTCAAATAACGTTCATACTAATTATTATAATTTTTTAATGGATAAAGTAAAAGAATTAGGCGTAGAAAACAATGTTGTCATTATAAGAAAATTCCAAAGCGAACAAACAATAAACAATTATCTTAGAACTGCCAAATTAGCATTATTTCCATATAGAAGTGATCCAAATAACACAGTATATGGCGCTTCTGGCGCTGTAAGGATTGCTATGGCTAATGGTTGTCCTATTGTCGCTGGTGGAAATCATCAATTTGATGATCTAGAAGGTATTTTGCCTAGAGCAACTACAGCCGAGGAATTAGCCTTTGAAATTGATAAGATTTTTTCTAGCGAAACTCATCGTAATAACATTATAGCAAAGAGCCAAAAATATATCAATGAAAATACTTGGGACATATGTGCTGATAAGTATTTAGCATTATATGAAAAGACATTACCTAGTGGTGTCGATGCCAAAACCCTCTAATGGTTTTTCTGATTGAAATTCTGGAATTGCAAACAGAGAATCAGGTATTTCTATGTCTACATCTTTCTTAACTGGCTTAGCGTCTGCACTAACAGAAAAACCATCTTGATTTAACGTTAATGTTATATTCAGATTAATGGTTATTTCACCATTTGCAGTTTGTGTAACAATTTGTGGTTGAGTCAAGACTTTCATACTTTATATATATCATTAAAAATATTTTCATATTGACTTATTTGCAATCTTATGATTGCATCATTGGCCACTATAATGCAAAAGGCCAGAATAAAGTGTGGTTAGGTCAAGAATACGCCAGCTATCACCATTGCCCAAGTGTCTTAATGCAAAAGGCCAGAATAAAGTGTGGTTAGTCAGGTCGAGATACTATTATATATCTAATGCGACCAAAAACAATTCTAAATGGGTATGATAATGAAGCAATAAAAACTTTAATAACTATTCATTCTTCTGTTGAAAAACCTAAAATATTAGATTGCACTTATAACAAGGGTGTAATGTGGAAAAACACGGATTATAAGCCAATTCGTATGGATATTGACCCATCTTTGCCAAATATTGATGTGGTTGCTGACTTTAAGAAAATGCCTTTTGAAGATAAATCCTTTGATATTATAGTATTCGACCCACCACACCTGCCATCTGACATTGGTTGCAGTTCTGTTTATAAAGAGATGTATAACACTGACAAATTCGATGAAGGAAGAGAAAGATATAACATATCAGCAATATTTAAACCATTCTTGATGGAAGCTAAAAGAGTATTGGTTAAACATGGCATTATCCTAGCTAAACTTGCCGATTTGGTTCATTCTCATATCTACCAGTGGCAAATGGTGGATTTTATCAACGCTGTGAGAGAAGCTAACATGATGCCTTGCGATATGCTTATAAAATGCGATCCAAGAGCCGGAAGAATGGAATCCGGCGTATGGAAGAATGTCTATCATCTAAGAAAGGCACATTGCTACTGGCTAGTAGTTCGCAATTCAAAAAGATGTGAAAGGGTTCATTGAGTCAGGAACCAGCAATGGCAAAACACCCTCTAGAAATAGCAGTCGGTTTATCGACAATATTAATAACTTTAAAGTATTTTGCAATAGATTCTTTCAACCAATTATTATAAGTAATTTGGTCTACATCACCATCAATAATGAAAACGTTTTTGCAATTAGGCAATACATTATTAAAAATGTCTTCTCTATAGTAATTTGGAACTTCTGAAAGACACATATTGGATACAAATAAATCATATGATTTATTGAAGGTTTGTTTGTAGTTTTTTGACTCAATGAACGTACCAGATAAATTATTTTCTTGGAGCAATCTCATTGAATCTCCCATATTTTTCTTTAGGTCTAAAATAGTATATTCTTTAATGGAAAAAGATCGCATTAACATTAGAGCAAAATTTCCAGTTCCAGGCCCAACTTCTAAAACAGTACCACCTTTAAAGTTAAGCATTCTTTTAAAATATTCAAAATATACTTTTTCTTTTTGAGTATAACAACCTTTTCCTTCTAAGCCGGGTTTTATTGATCCTGCACCGTTTCCCCATAGATTGGTAATGTGGTTAATTTTATCTTCTACATCGTATTTTGTCATAATCTATATAGGAAATCTTTTTCGTAGTTTATCAAATGCCTTCACTATTTCCTCCCCTGTAATCTCCGTCATACAAGGCTTTCTTCGCTCTTTACTCTTAGGACATTGCCCCCAGGTATAGCAAGGTCCGCAATCCCATCCTGGTGTGTAATTTCTATGCTTCTGTATAAGTTCCCAACTTTTATAATATTTGCCATAAGTAAGCCCACACGACCAAGCAAAGATTCCAACTTGAGGTTTTCCTAAACCACCAGCAACATGAAAAGCTGCACTATCCACTGTTATAACGTAATCAGCAGCATCTATAATTGCCATAAAACTTCTAATGTCTTTCCCTGCTAAATAAGGAGCATCAAATTCTTTTGGCTTATAAGAATGTATTCCAAATATAAAACAACCCATATTGCGAACTTCGTTAATGACTACATTCCATTGAATCGCATCTAAGTTCTTGCTATAAATGGCTGACATTGGTGCAAATGCTACAACAGGTCCAGCACGATCCCTAATTTCTTCTATATTGTTTTTGGCTTCTAATTTTTCTGCGTCTGTAATTTTTAGATACATTTCGTGTTTAGTTAATTTTATACCGCAACTCTCTGCCCATATGTCTGCCCTATGCGGAGAAGAGAAGGGTGCATTCTTTGTTTCAGTAGCGCCGCATATATGACTAGTATCATAAACAGTCAGAAAATCGTTGTGGTCTACTTTATCAACAACATGGTCAACAAATGGATGATATAATAAAGCCTGATGAAAGTTGGATGGACAAGCGAATGTGATCTTGACTTCTGGACATAAAATCTTAAAATCTTCAAATATCATTCTATGCATTAGAATATCGCCAAGCCCACCAGAACTTCGATTAATAAGAATATGGTTCTTCCTATCAAAGAATTTTCTTAAACTCCAAGGCTCTACTTTCGACGGCGACTTTAGTATTTTACCCATTTTTACTCCAATAGTATATGACCGCTTTTAATTACTACATGAAAATCAAAGACAGAGTATGTATCTCTTATATGGGATACTCACCTGAATACCTTATTCAACTCAGAATGCTCCGCAAAGATATTGAAAGGGAATTTCCAGGTGTTTTGTTTCACTTTGTATGCAAAGAACAATACTTGCCATATCTGCAAGGAGATAAAAGTTACTCATCTTCTATAATAGAAAGTGATTATTCATATACAATAAGGATATCATATGATGGCAACAAGTCAATACATCCTATTCTGAATTTAATACAAGAATCAAGAATCAATGTAGAGAAAAGACCAAGCACAAAATCTGTAACTACAAACGGTATAATATGTCCAGAAGGAAACTTTCCTATAAACTCATTATCAGTTGATTCTATTCCTAAATTGAAAAGATGGATGTTTGGTAGAGGTTTTAAGCCTATTGTTGTTGGAACTTCTATTAATGAAACAAAATTACCTATAGATAGAAGACCATCAATACCAGAACGTATTCAAATGGCTAGAAGTGCAGGATTTGTTATAGGAGTGGAATGTGATATGCTCTATGAAGCTATAGACGCTGGCATACCAACTGCGATTATAGGAGATGCTGAACTTTATAAACTCTTCTGCGAAAAGCCTCTATCTATATCACCAAGTTAACCAAAAGCACTATCTAATGTCATATTGCTCCTTGAAAATAAGCTGTAGGTACATAAATAAAATGAGAGCTTATAACTTATCTCAAGGAGAAAATTAAAATGAGTGTATTTCAAGTAAATTTGACTCAAGGCGTTGGCCGCACGGCACAGGGCGCTCTTGATCCTTCGGTTGTCAATGGTGCATCTATTCAACGTAGCGTTTGGGTTGCCGGTCCTAATAAGACGAACCGCCAGCTATTCGATGGTGCAACTTTCACTGACGTAAACTATTGGAAGCGTTTTAGTTACGCTGTTACTGGTAATTATGATACGGCCTTCATCAATGTTTTGACGGATGATGGAAGCACATGGAATGATTTCAGCGATGATAACACATTCCCATACAGCTATTCAACAGTTCTTCAAGCTGGTGATACCTATACGACACATACTAGTGGTATTCACAGAACACAGTTCAATATTCTAGCCGACACTGGTTCGCCAGCTGTCTTCACGCAGATTTACAATGCAACGGCTAGCACAGTTGTAAACGTTCGTGTTAATGGTTCGGCTACTGCAATCTTCCCATTGGTTGGTGGAACGACACAGGTATTCGACAAGGGTGATTTGCTAATCAATATGTTGGAGTTTGACAACACCAACTCTGGTGCAGTTAACACCACAGTCTATATCTTCTTGGCAGTTCAACAGTCGCCACAGTCGTAATATAACAACAAACAAAGATTTTAAAAGGGTGTATGAAAATACGCCCTTTTTTTGTCTACATATCTTTATGAACTTCAAAAAGTTTTATATTGAGGCTATAAATTTCAACTCTAGAGAAGTTATTGTTGCTAAAGGCGAAGTTCTTTATCATGGCACTATAGAATCTTTTGATACTAGAAAAGCACGTCCAAGTGCATATGATGATATCTTTTGGACATCTGATGATATGAAAATAGCTAGAACATACATTCCAGCTAAAAGCAGTTATATGAACACGTCTCTATCTTCAATTTTAAGAGACAAAGAGCATGAAGGCATAAGAAAATCATTAGGAATTACACCACAAATAATAAAACATTCTTGGCTAAAACAAGAAGAAGGTTATAATAAATTGAAGTATTGGGAAGAAAAATATAAAGAGTTTAATGTAAGATATAAAGAGTTAGAAAGAACTAAATTTGATGACCTAACAGATGAGTTCTTTTCCCAATGGGCAGAAGCAGAAAAAAACTATAAAAATGCAGAAAAGGAAATGAGATGGCACGATCACTATTTAAAGATATTTGTCATTCATAAAATGAAGGCTTTTGGGTATGAGCCAACTGGTTATTCTAAGGATTACTTTACAAAGATAATGACTGATGATAAGGGAAATCTTCTTCCAATGACCAATAGGAGCATTGGTAAGGTTCTAAAAGTTATATGTAATAGAGACTTTAAGTTCTATAACATGGCTTATGGTAAAGAAGGCGACTTAATGGATGTTGATTATCATAAGTTGGATATTTTTAGGAAAATAGAAGAAAAAGGATATGATGGAGTAATTATAAACGACTTCGCCCAGTCAGAATATCATGGAAACTATGGGCATCTTTCTGTAGGATTCTTCAAGAGTGCTATGAAGGATTTAACTATCAAACAAATAAGAAATCAGACACACCCTACAGAGAAAGATTGGAAAGATTAAACTTTCCAATGACGTAAATCTTTACCAGTCATTTCTTCTAAGTCTTCAATGTATGGCAAATAATATTCAATCCATTTCTCTCTGTCTTCTTTGCTAAGTTTGAGATTGTTTATTTCTTCGCTTGAATGATAGTTAAATTCAAATTTCTTGTTATAGTCATCTGGAATAAATAAATCATCTACTTCTAGGAATTGATACATTTCTTTAATAAATTTAAGTGGGTCTTTCTTAATATCTTCGTACCATAAAATCTTAATTTGTTCTTTTGGAAAAAGATCATACCACCTACTCAAATGAACCGAATAGATGCTTCTATATCTTACTCTCCAAAAATTGAAAGCATTATTAAAATCTCCTTTGGTTCTTTTTTCAAATAAAGCATGTTTGTAATTAGAAAAAGCTCTTTCCACTGGATGCCTAAAGATTGTTATCATTTTAACCCAAGGGCAAATACTTTTGATATTGCTCATGGCTTCGTAATGATGAAAATAATCAGGTGTCCATTCTCCTATTAATTGTCCATCATCTGCTCCTTCAAAGAAAGATTCGTAGGTTTTTTGTTTGAAAAGTGGACTAAAATTGAAATAGTTTAATTCTTTATAGGGGCAATAGATTTGCGGATGTGCTTTTAGTTGTTCACAAGCCCAACTAGTTCCACATTTAACACAACCAATTCCAAGCCAATCTGGGAGCCGACGCATAAATAACTTCTATGAGTTTGTTGTTTCTATCAAATCGTGATGACTTTATTTTATCCTCAGCATATGACTATTTTTCTGAGAGATATGATGGATGCCAATATAATAAAGCTATTTCCAACCAATCTATTATAATTACAAATTATCCAATAACTACAAACAATAAAATTATTTTTTATGCCACAAACATTTCCAACGTTAATAGCAGACAAATGAGGTCATGGATAGCTAGCTGTACCTATGTTTTATGTTCATCTTTAGCTATAGCAAAACATTATTTTGACCAATATAGAATGCAATTACCAATTCAATATCCTTATATTAGAGATAAAAGTGTTTCTCAATCTAGCATTGTTTACTCTAATAATTTTAAGAATATAGCTGAAATCAAAAAAGAGCTTAAAGAAAATTTTACTGATGATTTGACGACGGCTAAAATTTACTTATTATCCTCTAATTTTGATATAGATATAGGATTATGTAAAGCAGCAGTATATGGAGTTCCGGCAGCAGTTGAATATAATCCAAAATTAAAGGAGTTCATGGAGAATGGAGATGTGTTTATATCTGCGGACTTACCAGTACAGCAAAAAATATCAGTTATTAAAAATTTGATAAAAGAAAATAAGAAAGCTAAATCTATAAGATATAATAACATGAACACTATGGAAGATAAAATAAAACAAGCTCTCTCAAAAAAGCCAACTACACTGCAACAGGCACAACAATTACAAAAATTAAAAGAGAACCAAAAAGAACCAAAAGTTATGAGCAGAACAAGAGAAAGATTGTTGATTCAAAAAAATAGACCATTGGCAAGCATGGAGCTTCCAGACAAATTAGTAACTGCGAATACATTGTTTGTTAGTGGTGGCATTGTAGGCATTTCTGGATATGATAATTTAGTATATGAAATTGTTAAAGGCATGTATTCTTTAAATCTAGATGTTTGCATTAATTATAACAATAATGTTCGTTACGAATATTGTCCTGCTTACTTTAAAAGTATTCACCGACCTAAGCCACCAGAGGCTAAAGACATTATAATTATTCCTCCATGTTCTTTAAGTGGATTTACTCCCACAAAAAATTCAGTAATTTTAACAATGTGGGAAACAGATTATCTTGAACAACCTTGGGTTAAAAACTTAAATAAAGCAGCTTTTATAATAGTTCCTAGTCAGTGGGCAGTTGATACCTTTAAGGCTTCTGGAGTTACTGTACCAATCTACAAAGTGCCTCTTGGTTACGACCCACTTGTTTTTCACCCAAACAGCAACGTCTCTACAAAAGTTTGCACGTTTGGAACAGCGGCAGCATTAACTTCTGGAGGACTAAGAAAAAATACTAAACATATTATTAAATTGTTTCAAAAGGCATTTCCAACAGAACAAGATGTGAGATTGAAAATTAAGATAACTCCAAATTGTCCTTGGGAACAAGTAGGAGATACTAGAATAGAAGTTAAGAAAATGTTCTTACCACCAATGGATTTGGCAAATTGGTATAGGGGGACTACTGCTTTTGTTAATTGTTCTTATGCAGAAGGATTTGGATTGCATTTGATAGAATCAATGGCGTGCGGAAGGCCAGTAATAGGTACAAAATATAGCGCAGTTACAGAGTATTTCGATGATGAAGTTGGATACCCTGTTAGTCATGAAATTGTAAAAGCATCTGGTGGGGTTTATAGTGGCCATTGGGCAAACCCAGATGATGAATCTGTTATTGAACAAATGAGAAGAGTTTATGAAAACATGGACGAGGCTAAAGAAAAAGGTAAAAAGTCATTTTTAAGAGCCAAAAACTTTACTTGGAAAGATACAGGTTCAAAACTACTAACGATATTAAACAATAATGGTATAATAAAATGAAAATAGGTATAGCAACTCCAACATTAGTAGAAGGTGATGCAGTTGGCAATGATGTAATTGGTATGTATATGACCATTAAAAAAATGGGTCATAATCCAATTCTTTATGCTCATGTCAGCAAGGTTATTCATCCAGTGAAAGACATGCATGATATTGAAGATGATCTAGATGTTTTCATCTATCATCATTCTATAGCTTGTGATGTGGGCGTAGAGGCATTTGTTGATTTAGAGTGTCGCAAAATTCTTAAATATCATAATATAACTCCACCAGAGTTCTTTAATGATCCTTACATGCAAATGAAGTGTCAATTAGGATTGAATCAATTATCGCAATTATTAGACACTGATTGTGAGATATGGGTAGACTCTGAGTTTAATGGTTTGGATTTATTTAAAATAAAGCAGTGCAGTTATAAAATCATTCCACCGTTTAATCAGGTTGACATGTTGGTTGCCGCTGATGCTGATGCTAGAGTAGTTTTGCCTTACAATGATTGGCATAGAAACATTTTGGTTGTAGGAAGAATTGCCCCTAACAAAAATGTAGAAGTGGCTGTCGATGCTGTCGCAAGATGCAAAAACACCAGACTAATTTTTGTTGGAGATTCAACTGGTGGATATGCTGATAACATTAGAAAAAAAGCTGCTAATATGAAAAATGTTGTTATAACAGATAAGATTGGCATTCCTGCTTTAAAGGCTTTCTATTTAACAGCAGATGTTTTATTAACAACAAGTAAGCACGAAGGATTCTGTATACCAGCAGTAGAAGCAATGGCACTAAGCGTTCCTGTTATAGCAAACAACAACTGCGCTTTGCCATACACTTGTGGTGATGCGGCATATTACGCAAATACGGTAGAAGAAATTGTAAGTGGTATAGATTACGTTATGGAGAATAAATCATCTTTAATTCAAAAAGGACAAGAAAGATTTAGGTCTATGTATCATAATCCTTTGATTGAATCCAAGATAGCTTCGGCGTTTAATGATAACTTACCATAAAAATTACCATCAGCAACATACAGATTTGAATTTTGTGCTACAATAAGTTTTCCAAGTTCTTTTTTGTGACTATGGAACATTGCTTTTAGATGATAGACATATCCACTGTCTAGTGGATGTATGCCCTGATAACCTATAACTATATCAATACCTGGATAGTTATTAATATAAACAATCCATTTATTTCTCAATAAACCAATACGACGAATATCCGTTTGCGGAACATCGAAGCTATGGTCAGGAACTATTTCATCTTTAAGTATTTTAGCGATTGGAAGCGGTAAAATGACAAATGTTCCGCTCTTTCCTATTTTGTTTTTAATGCCATCGTTTACACTTGTCACACCTGCGATTATTGCGTTTGTAGTAATTTCATTTAAAGATAATTTAGTTTTGGCAGATTGTCCCATTTCTTTGATAATACCACGAGAAAGGGTATCTGAAAGGTTTAAACTGAGTTCGTTAGAATCTATATCTAAGTTTTTTTCATCATATTTAAAATCATTTCCAAGGTCTTGCATGTGAAGAATGGGCATTGTTTTAAGAAGTGATTTTCTGGAAAACAATGAATCAATATCGCCAGCCTTACCAAATCTGTAAATTTCATCAACTGCCCCAGTCTGAATGCTAATAATGTTTGGGAGCGTAAGTAATGTGCGCAATGTTACTGCCAAACTTAACTTTTTTAGATAGTTTGGCATTGCATAAGTTGCACTACCTACAGTGTTATTAGCTACATTTTGCTGTTTGATAATAATTGCAAATGTGTTTTTCATGTGAGGGTCTAGATCAAAATCCAGAAATTCCCCGGTTTCTTTGGTGATTTTTGTGCCAACATCTGTAATGTTTTTGTTGTAATCTTTCAAAGCATTGCTCATGGCATTTCACCTATATTTTCTAAACCAAAACGTGGTCAATATCGTATTTTACCATAATCTCAGTCAACTTTTCAATACCAGTTTTTGCTTCCCATCCAAATTTTTGTTTTGCCTTATTTGAATGGCCAAGCAATAAATCTACTTCTGCTGGACGATAAAATTCAGGATTGATTTTGACTAAAAGATTTCCGGTCTTTGCATTATATCCTTTTTCATCCACGCCTTCGCCAACCCAAATTATTTCCATATCAATATGTCTAAATGCTGATTCGACAAAAGACCTAACACTTGTTGTCCTGCCAGTTGACAGAATATAAGTATCAGGAGTTGATTGCTGCATCATCTGAAACATACCTTCACAATATTCCTTAGCGTATCCCCAATCTCTCATAGAATCAAGATTGCCTAATTCAAGTATTGTTGCAAAATCATTTCCTGGTATACAATAGCGGTGAGCAACATTCTTCGTAATCTTACGTGTTACAAACTCTGGACCACGTAATTCACTTTCATGATTAAACAATATTCCAGAGCAACAAAACATTTTATAACTTTCACGATAATTAACTGTCATCCAGTGAGATGCTAGCTTAGCTATTCCATAAGGGGACCGTGGATAGAATGGGCAATTTTCATCATATGGCAATAAGTCTTTATCTACTTTGCCAAACATTTCACTAGAGCTTGCTTGATAAAATTTTGTTTCTGGAGATATTGTTTTGAGAATGTCTAAAATGTAAGCAACACCCATCAAGTCAATCTGATATGTTGATATGGGTTGCTTGAATGAAATACCGACAAAAGATTGCGCTGCTAGATTGTAAAATTCATCTGGTTTTATCTCTTTAACAATATTAAAGATATTAGAATAATCAAGTAGATCAAAATCTACAAATTCTATTTTAGAGGTAATGCCAAGATAGTTCAATCTGTCAAAATTACGAATAGAATTTCTTCGTATGCCGCCGTAAACTTTATATCCATTTTCTATAAGACATTTGGATAACCATGCGCCATCCTGCCCAGAAATCCCCGACACGAAACTAGTCTTTTGTTTAGACATTGTTTAGCCTTTCAATGTATCCATTACACATATGTTTCTCATTATATAACTTGATTGCATCATGCCATTTATTAGTTAATATTAGAAAATTTATTGACTTATAATCTTCTTCTTTAAAAAATGAAATATTTTCATCAATTACTTCTTGTACAGCTACTCTCCAGTCAGATACACTATAATCATCGTGATTGCCAGTGAAATCAGTTATGCGAAGCCAAACTTCATTTTTCATGTAATCTTTTCTCCAATTCTTTTGCAATAGCATTTCTTAAATTGCAATAATAAATATGTTTATAAGACTTCTCGAAATAATCCTTAGCTTTCTTTTTCTGTTTTCCTTTTATAGTTTTAAGTCTTTTAGCCTTAATTGGAATTAAATGAGTAACGTTATCACACAAATCATAAAAATTTACTGGATGGTGTCCGTGCCAAATACCTAAAGCTGGCGTATTGGTACAACCTGCTGTATGAAGTGGCCCAGAATCAACGCCAATATATAATTTGGCTTTACTTATAAGCGCTGCTATAGTCCCAGCGCTAGATAATTTCTCACCCTTCCAAATAGGATTATCTACATCTGGGTTGAATATAGTTTTATTATCTGGTAGTGGAGATTCCCTTTTCCAATCTAATATTACAGGCGTAAATCCATACTTAATAATCCTATTGCATATAAACTCTGCATCTTTATGAGTTAAACTTTTTGCGTGTTTAAGAGTTTTGGCAAGATAGTGAACTATAATGAATGGTTTTGGTAAAGTAGAAATATAATTAGAAGCTAGAGTTTCTTCTTCTTGGGTTATTGTAACATTATATCCTTTATAAAGTTCTTCAATAGGTTCTACATGAAAGTAGTTTTGCAAGAATCTTGTTGGTTTAGAAGACGGGAGATTAATGCTGCAAAACTCTGGTGGAGGCCAATCAACATCTAATAAATTATCATATTCTCTATAGTCGTATTTGTCTTGTTTTCTTATAAAGATTTTCTTAGCAAAATCTTTAAAATAAGATTCCTTTCCTTTACCAACCTCCATGTCTACAGACCAGTCGGGGAAGTAGTGTTTTATGTGTCTTGTTACAATAGTAAATTGGGCATTGTCCCCCAACCCGTGCCTCATTCTTAATAACACTTTCATATTATTTTTTTGATGTTTTTTATCTCATCAAATCTTCCTTCTAATGCTAAGTTAATTATCTTTTCTTCTAACTTTTTACTTATAGTGTGTTTTTTCGGATATTTACCACAATGTTTGTCTTTTAACTGAGGAACAAGTGATTCTAGTGTTGGTTTAAAAGTCGTATAGCACTTTGAACAACCAACCCTGCCAATCTCTAATACATATTGCAACAAAGTTCCACATTCACATTTAGTATACTTTGATTGACTTTTAATTTGAAATTGTTGCTTTAAATCCGATAATAATTTTTCATAATTCATTACATCATCCCAGGAAGGACGCCATTACCAAAACCAATACCACCAATTTTAAATGGTCTAATCCCCAATCCGTGACTACAACTACCTGCTAAAACATCTTCCCAAAAATCAGGAAATCTAGCGTCATTTGTTGAGGAATTGGAATTATAGATAAGGGGCACATGTGTTGAGTTTTTGACTATTATATTTGTAGGATAAGTTTTTTCATTAGACAATAGGGCATTTCCCTCAAAAATAAGTTCTATCTGAGTTTTAACTCTGATTGGTTTAATTTCTTCGATAGAAATAGGACGACTTCGACTTCTTCTTCGGTCGTCATACAAACTTGGTATTTCATATTTTGCAGGAACACCAAGAAGAAAAGGTCTTTCTTGTTCCCAAAAATTAATGTTGTAATTTCTTTGGTCAATGCGGTAATCGTTGTTAAACAATTCAAAAAACTCAGCAGCACCATCAGGTCCGCAATTTTGAATAATATCATAGGTCAACAGAATAGCAACAGCCATCCAATAATTTGCAGAACAATATGGTTGCCTTTGGAACTTATTGGCAATTTTCTTTGCCCATTCTGATCCAATACGAAAATGAATTTCTATTGGATAACAGATTCCGTGGAGTTGATTATGATAATGTTTTTGAAAATCCAATATGTTTTTGAAGTGATGACGAGCAATTCTTTGTGATCGCCCAAAAATAGCCCAAGCTACAGGACTTACATATTCGCTCCCAGCTAAAATAGTCTGATCCTTTGCCATACTATGAAAGATTCTTGAAAGCATTAACATGGAGGTTTCTGCATATTCTATCCAATGTTTATGCTTGCGGTGCTCCAGAGGAGTGCCATCATTTACCAAGTTTTCAAAATACCACTTGAGCCATTTGATCTTTTTTGCGATAATGACTGGCACATAATATTTGTGAACTTCATAGATTTCGCCCGTGCCCTCGATATGTTCGTAATGAAGTTTGGTTGTGAAGCCTCTTTCAAATGCTTCTTTGGCATTTTTCTGGTAATATGATAATTGTGAGTTTTGGTACATAGATAACCCCGTTAACTAACTTAATAAGCAGAGGTAAAATATGCCAAGAATTTTGGTCACTGGTGGTACTGGTTTCATTGGAAGTCAATTAGTCAAAAGGCTTGTTGCTGATGGTAATGATGTTATTATAACAGGAAAAGGTACAGAACAAAAGACCAAAATCCCATGTATTTCATATTCTTTTCACGATCTAAATTGGAATGAAATACACCCCATCGACATTATTTTTCATCAAGCAGCAATCAGCGACACCACCCACAAACCAGAAGAAGATTACCATAAGGTAAATGTGGAACAGAATCAAATATTATTTAACGATGCAGTAAATCACGGATGCAAAAAGATTGTTTATGCTTCATCTTGCGCTGTTTATGGCGATGTTGGCAATTACAAAGATGCGTATTATGACTTGGTTCTTCCTAATGAGAAGCCAAAATTTCGTAAACCATTTAGCGAAAACGATGCAACTCTCAATACGCCGCTCAATGCTTACGGGCGATCAAAAATATTATTTGACCAATGGGCTATGGAGTTTGGCAAAAAGGAAGATGTTACAGTTATTGGATTAAGATATAGTAATGTTTATGGTCCTGGCGAAACGCACAAAGGCAAAAGTTCTTCAATGATTTGGCAGCTTATTCAACAAATGACAATAGGTAAACCAAAATTATTTAAGTGGGGCGAACAGAGAAGAGATTTTGTTTATATTGATGACGTTATAGAAGCAAATTTATTAGCTACAAAACAAAAAATAAGTGATGTGTTCAATGTTGGGAGCGGAATTGCCAGCAGCTTTAATTCTATAGTGAAAACAATTAACGAAGAATTAAAGACAAAACATGCCATAGAGTATATTGAAAATCCATATAAAGATGTATATCAAGATTTTACTCAGTGTGATTTAACTAAAGCAAATAAAATACTTCAATATTATCCAAAATACAACATCATGAAAGGCGTTAAAGAATATCTTAAAAAAATATCGTCTAATGCTTTATACGGGGTGTAATGTCTACTGAATGAGGCTTATTGGAAATTAATGTAAAGTCTCCAAGTATATTAAAACTAAATGTTACGTGATGACTTTTGGCATTTTCAGATATAGTTCTTCTAAACCAAATCGGCATTGTATCATTTGGATGAAGATTTCCTATAATTAAAGGATCACTACTAGAAGTTTTATAAAACTTAACTCCATTTGGTGTATTGTTTTCAAAGCCTATATTCGGAGCAACTGTATTAATAGGTCCACCTTCTTGAACCCTTACAGTAGACATATCTACACCTTCACTTACTATGCCTATTACTTCTTGTTGTCTTCCTGGTTTGAAAGTAACTATAAAATCAAATCCACTAGTTGATTCATTGCCAATACACTTAACTCCTTGAAAATGGTCAGATGAGTTTAAAGCTGCTGCTATATTATCAGCAACTTGCTCTGCATTTGTACTCCAATTTATTTGACGTGTTATATTGGTATGAACTATGCCATTTTGTTTCAATCCGTAAACTATCTGAAAAAAACCTCTAGTTGGTTTGCTGTTTGTTATTATAGCTTGAATTTCACTACGAAGCATTACTCCTAATTCAATTACCGTATCGGAACTTCTTTGATCTATAGATAAAATTAGGTCTTTTAATATTTCTTCTTCATTATCATTTTTGATATAAAAACAACGATTACTAATACTGCCAGTTAAAGCCTCTTGGAATGTTACATCGTCAAACAAATTTACATTATCATCAATTTGATGGATTGAAATTGATCCTCCAATAGATTTATTTGCTTTTGAGTTATTTTTACCACCAGACAACCAGAAAGAAATATCATTTTTAATCATAAACTGCCTTATTTAGATTTCTTTTAATTAAAAATATTTACAAGAATCATATATAAAGCAAGGATAGGAGATAAAAAATGATTGATTTTCAGACTTACCGCATTGTTAATAATCTACTTAATGAATCCGTTATGGGGATGCACAGCCTTGGTGTTGTTAGTCCTCAAGTTCTAGGTATGGCAAGTAACATGCCTCTAACAAATGAAGCACCTATGAAGTTAAAACTTAAAGGTATTCCACACGGCGACGAAGAGGGTGGTCCTCCTGCTCCTATGGGTGATGAAATGGGTGGAGAGATGGGCAGCGAAATGGGTGGTGAAATGGGTCCAGAAGGTCCAGGCGGCGAAGGCATGGATGATATGGGCGATGACCACGGCGACGAAATGGGCGATCCTGATATGGATGGCGACGGTGATGTTCATGCTAAAATTGCTGAACTAGAGGCCGAACTAGAAAAACTAAAAGCTCAAATTGGCGATGATGAAGACGCCGAACTAGATCACGAAGACGACCTTAGCGAACCAGAGATGGACGGTGATGAAGATATGGCCGGTGATGATCTAGGTGATGAAGAAGGTGGCGACGAAAAGCCAGAACTTCCTTTCAAAAAAGGCAAGAACGCTCCTTTTATGAAGAAGGAATGTGGCGAAGATATGGGTGCAAAAGGTGGAGATGGAGAATTGGTCAATAAGAAAGATGGACCTACCTTTATGATGAAAAAAGCCAAGAAGATGAAGGGCGATGTTTCTATCGGTAAAGGTAAGAAATGCTCTGATGGCAAAATGTGCAAAAAATGTGATAACAATATGGATAAAAAAATGAAGAAAAATATTAAAGAAGAAAACGTTAAAGTTTCCGATTATGCAAGACCAAAGACACTTGATAATTCTCAAGAGGCTTGGGAACAGAGAGTTTTCAATCAAATCGCATCTTCGGATGTTCGCAAGAAACACTCTAATGGTATGAGAGCATTTACAAATGAAGATTTGCTATTGCCTCCAAATCCACTAGAATCTGTACCTCCTCCTAGCCCAGGCCAAGTAGGATTTGCTCCAAACCAACCAGTAGGTGGAGATTTGGGATTCACAACAGAAGCCATTTCTGACATCATGCAAAGATTAGCAAGACTAGAAAAGTAATTTATCACTGTATATAACAAAAGCCCATTTTAATGGGCTTTTTTTATTGGTTTATAATTACACTTTACCACGCTAACAACTGCTAGCGAATAAGCTCTATGGTCAGCAACTTCCACCACGCCTTGGATTTTGTCTTTGTGGCGGTACAGGTGGAGTTGGCTGTGGTTGTGGTTCAACTTTTGGTTGAGGAGCTTCTATCCGTGGCGCAACAGGATTTATTGGTTGTGCTGATTCTAGTATAGGATATTGCTTGTTATATTCAATTCCTCCTATTGCTAGTCCTAGTATAAGAACCAATAAAGCCAAAATTTTATTACTCATACTTCCTCCTTGTATAATATTTATACACGAACACTATAATAAAATAAGGAGAAATTTATGAAGAAGAAAGTCAAAAATTTTTGGTTGAATAGAATTGAATACCAAAAGAAATTAATTAGTGAACCCAAAAAGCCAGTGGTAATTCCTTCTATCTACAACACTAAGGCAGACAAAAAAATTGAAAAACTAGTAAAAAAATTGGATTATCAAATATAAATAAAAACATGAAAAAGATAATATTAATACTATTGGCATTACCACTCTTTGCTATGATTGGATGCAATAATCAACCACAGGTACAACCACAACCAGAACGTAAAATAGAGATTGAAATTAAGCCGCAACCACAGCCACAACCTGGACCTCCACAAGTTATTAGTCCAATGTATATGAGTGGTTATTGGGATGGTTATTTTGGTAGATATGTAAGTGCTAGATGGGCATTTTTCGATTATAGAGAAGGTTGGACACTAGGCAATTTTGACCGTCAACACAATATTAAGAGATTTCCACATTAAGGAAATGGAACGTAATCATCTGGGTATTTCTTTTGAGGATTATTTTTATCAACAACTGGAATATCCAAACTTCGTCTTCCAAATATAGCAAAATTAATATTAACAGCTATAACTCTGCTGCTAATGTCTTGCGCAGCTCTATATTCGCAATTTTTAAGGAAATTAGTTAATTCTTCTGCTGTTATAACACTGTCCTGGTTTGGATCAATACTTTTATTTTTTTCTGCTAATGCATTAAAGACTTTTTCCATTATTCTTCCTTGAACACCAACAGCACTTTCTGTTGTAGCATCAGAACTAGCAATCATACTAAGTAACTTCTGTTGACTTTCTGGAAGAGAATTAATAGCAGGCAAACTGGCAGAAGCAAAACAACTTAACTGCCACCACAAAACCTTTTGATTATTTTCCTCAGCCGCACCAGCAATAGCATTCATTAAAATTGAACGCTGTCCTATATTGTGAAGTTGACCATTAGCAGAACCATGACCGATTGTAAAGACAATTACAGTATCTCCTGCCTCAGCATCTATCTTCATTTGTTGACTAATAAACTCTTGAAGTTTTGTTTGTTCTTGAACTTCAATGCCCTCACGCAAATCAATTCTATTTGTGCTTATTAATGAGTTGAGGAATAGAACCTGAAATCTTCCATCTTTGTTTATGAAGTGATTTCCAATGCCTTTTATTTCAAGACCCTTACTTTTAGCCCCCTGGACAGAAGACATAGCCAAATTAGCATCAATGTCTGCAATGTTTTCTTTTGAATGCTTGAGTGCCAATAGTCTAATTTTAATAACTTTACTATTGCTTGAAATTGTTACTTGTTCACTACTTTGGTCTTTAACGTCTTCTATAACAGATAATGAAAAGGTGAAAGTGGCTAAACTAATTACTAATAAGATGGATAATATTCTCTTCATAAAGAATATTTATTAATAAACTTTATTATTTATGCAATATATTATTTTCTTCTTTTTTTGTTTTATTTCATGTATGTAAAATCTAAACAGACTTTGTGGCATCTCTGGAATGAAAAGCTCACCAGGAAGCCAATCATACCTAATACCAGCTACAATACTGGGCGGCAACACAGAATGACCGCCATAACCACGAAATTCTATGCCCTGCTGAAATCTATTACAGTTTATTCTTTTCCCATGTCGAATTTTTGGATGCCTAAAGAGATGATGAATTGACTTGTTAGATTTCCACTTTGGGTGTGGATAATCTCTGAGAATTTGGTCATTTAAATATTTGTTTCCACATTCTTTATCTGCCTCAACGTCTATAATTTCTCCTAAAAGCAATCCCATATTGGCTTTAGGATTTGCTTCAAAATAACTTTTTATAGCTTCTGGATTGTGATGTGTAGTCCAATCTGCAAAGGCTGGACGTTTTGAATCTTCAAGAACAGGAATAATCTTCAATTTGTGTTTTTGTGTGTATATTTTATAAGTTTCAAGAAGTATGCTCATAAATATAAATATGTCCTTTAAAAAATGGCTAGAAAACATGGAACACGAAAGACAACTGAGCCAAAGCGCAGTTGTCTCTATCAAATCAAACCCGAAAGAACCACAACTTTCCAGATATGGTTATATGAAGAAACTCAAAGCAGATAATAAGAAATACAAAAGCCAATAATAAAGCCAATAATTATAAGAGGAATGTCTAGCCGCCGTATAAATTTCATAGTTTTCATTATTCCTCTTCTTCGTGATGACAGCCGCAACCTTCTTCACATTCTTCTTCCTTTTCGGCTTCTTCTTTTCTTCGCTCTGTCATCATCTTATCAAAGATATCATAGTCACTCTTGTAATCAAAGATACCAGAAATGAAGGCTCTTGTCAAGTCACATTCTTCCCCTGTAAGGTTATGACCACCTTCATCAGACTCGATAAATTTAGCATTGTAGCCATTTTCTGTCAGCACTTTCTTCATTGGTAAATAACGTTCATCCCACTTAAAACAATCGTCATCCATGTTGTGTTGAACGCAGAGCGGGGTATTGTGTTTTGACTTCGGCAACTTTTCAGGTTCAAGAATAGCACCTGCCAACGACAAAACACCAGCATAAGGTTCATCAGAGTGAGCAAGCATCTGAATAGCCATTACAGAACCGGCAGAAAAACCGACAATTACCATTTCCTTTTTCTTGAATCCAAACGCTCTTTCGATGCGCTTAATTTCATTTTCTAGCACGCCCCTTGCCTTTTCTAGGCCATTGGCAGCAGCTACTTGGTCTTCTGGACCATTTGGGGCTGGATACCATTCTAGATTACGGGGTTCTAATATAAATTTGAAAGAACGCCATAAGCCAACATGAAGCATGAATCGTTCCATAAGATTGCCAGAAACACCACGTCCAGGCAACACAAGAACACATCCCCTTTGCTCAATAGGGAAGTCTGTGCCTGGAATGAAGTCATCCGCCCGCATAATAATGTCTTTGTCGATCATTTTTTGCCTTTCGATAAAAGTTGTAATACTGCGTCTAATTTTTCTTGTTCATTATAAAGCCAAGTTATGGCATCACCAGCAGTCGTATTTTCGTCTTCAAAAACATCTTTTAGGACTTGTTTAATATCCTTGATAAAGTTAATAGCTTCTTTTTCTTTAGTCATTAGATACTCCCTAAAAAAAAGGCGAGGCATCTCTTATGAGACGCCCCGCCAACCACGCCGCCGACGATTACAGACTCCATGCTTGAACCAAATTGACCTGCACGGGTTCGCTATGGTGCAGGATTTGAGCATACAAGTCGTTTGGCATGTATTTCTTGACAAAGTTGTTCAAGAAATCCTTTGCCAGCTTCTTGTCGCTTTCGTTGATGGCCTTCTGCAAGGTTTCAGCGTTATATGCCTTGCAGGTTTGTTCGTCTTCCCACAACTCCAGATGGCGGTTTTCACGAACGAAATCAACAACAAAATCACAAATGTTATAGACCAATTTCACCGTTTCAGGCGAACGCAACCAGAAGTTGCTTGTTGCACGATATTCGACGCCGTAATCGTTTTCTGGCTTGCTGGGTCGGTGATAGCCAGCCTTGCCATAAAGTTTACGGCGTGCAGGCGAATGCGGGTCTTGGTCGATCCAGAGCGAAGGAATGCCCAGGAACAGATCAAGCATACGGACAACCCAAACACGACCCCACGCACGGGCAACGCCGCCGTCTTCCTCGTTCGGAGCCATTAGTGGCCATTCCTCGACGCCATAGCCAAGGTGGACGTGACCACCGGCACTACGGAAAGTGGTTTTGCATTCAGGAGCCTGAACAATGCCCATTTTATAGGCATCGAACTCAGGATCACAACCAAACACCAAAGCATCGGGGTGCTTACACTCAGCAAGCGGATATGTCGCCGACGCTTGAAGGCGAAGCTGGTACGGAGAAATGGCACGGGAAAGCCGACTTAGGCAGTTAGCGAAACTCTGCACCAAGCCATCAGCGCTATTTGCTGGGTTGATATTGACCTCGGCCAAAACGTTATCGTAAAATAACTTGTTGCCGCCGCCCAAGTCAACTTTCTCGTCCTTCGTTCCTTTGACAATGCCAATGGCACTCTTGAGGTTGCCATGAATATCAACCAACATGAACTCAGGATCGCTACCAACACTCAATTTCGATTTCGGCATGGTTTTAACTCCCTTAGAAACAGGTTTAATTGCCTTGATGGTTAAATCTTACACGATTGAATTAATTAAGTCAATATTATTTGGATTCTATTTCTTTGGTTTTAACAGAAACAATCTCGGCATCTTCTTGACCATCGCTCACACCATAGAAAAAATTGTACAAATCCCCCGCATTGGTGTCTTCGAGATTCGGGTCTTCTTCGCTCATAATCACGATTGTTGTCTTGAACATCACTTAACTCCCTAAAAATGAGGTTAGTACCACTTCTTTTTCTTCAATTTGGCTTCTTTCGCAGCCTTCTTTTCGGCCTTTTCCTTTTCTTTGGCTTCTTTCTCTGCGGCCCTTTTAGCCTCTAATTCTTTAGCAAATTCAGGATCAATAGCCGCTCTATCATTATCGGCCTTTTCTTGAGCCTTTCTTTCTGCGTACTGTTTAGCAAATTCAGGATCAGTAAGAGAACGACGATGCCAATATTTGCACACACTCTTGGATTGTTCGCCAGCAAATGCAACAATGCCAGTTTGATTGTGCATTGTTCCAATCTGTGTTCCTTTAGGATAATTCTTAGCGGTATCAATATAGAATATCTTTCGATATCCCAATTTGAGGATTAATTCAATTCCCTTCATGCCCTGCTGAACGTAACTCTTGTCATTACTTTGGTAAGGTTTAACTTTGCCTTCCAAAAGTTTATTAATTGTATCCATGCAATCATCGCCGGTCTTATGGATAAATCCAACACGCAACAATAGGGTATACATGGAGACAAAAACCGGCGCATTTTGCCACATACCACTGGACTCAATGATCCAGCAGCCATTCTTGTATTTGGCAGGTGGGTTTGAGACTTTATATGCAACACTTTTCTTGAGATGCAATTTGACGCAAAATTGGTTCAAGAAATCTATAACGTGGGGAATTTTATCATTTAATGACTTGTCTGAGGAATTGACTACGATAAGACGAAGTTTGTCAAGGCTGAGTTTTGGTTGAGTATCTGGATTATATGTGAAACCATAAATGGAAGCTATGCCGCCGTGCAAATGAGACATAATGGCATCTTGAATGAAATCTTTACAAAACACAAAATCGTGGCATTGTTCCAAGTTTTCATTTGCCAAAGCGTATTCCAATCCAGAGGAATAAATTTGAGCAATGCTACTAGCTTTTTTTGGAAGCCACTTAACATCTACACTATCTGCACTTTCCTTTGGCTTTACATCAACTGTGGGCTTAGGAGCGAAGAAGCTAAAACTCATTGTTTATCCTTTTACTTTTTGAGTTTTGACAATACATACTGTATGGAAAGTTTCAAACAGTACATATTGTCCGAAACGGTTGATTTAAACACCGAACACGAAATCATGAATATGTACTATGACAGACACGGCTTCAAAATATCTGATATCAGCGATGCTACTGGCGTATCTCCCGCTGGAATATATCGTATTCTTCAAAGACATTCAATATCACCAAGTAGACGAAAAGCCGATATGAATTACGAAACCATTTATCACTATCATGACTCTGGTTTTACTGTACGTAAAATCTCAGAGTTAACAGGCTATTCATTGAGACAAGTATATAATATTTTGGAAAAACGCCAAGATTCATTTAATAAAAATTGGCATGGTGATTTCTCTGGCCAAATTAGCTAAATCACTATTAAATGACTCCGCAACCTCATTCATACCCAACACCAAACAAGAATCTCTCATTTGCTTAGCAAAATCAAATTCGTCTAAATAATAAGGATTATCTCTCAATAAGCGAATAATTTCCTTGTGAAGATTCCTTTTCTTCATATCTTTATAGTCACCATCAACCGTTTGCCAATAAGATTTCTTTTTGCGATTGGTTGAATCCTTCATTAATTCAACAGCAATACCCAAGTGGCGTGTGTCTAAAAAAATTGTTCCCCTTGTTAATTTTGTTGCTACATTTGCTGCTTCTTGGTAATTTCCGGCAGAATAATAACATATACCAACATTTAGTTGGCACATATCAGCTAACTCTTTTTCTTTATTCTTCTTTAGATTGTATAAATGACTATATGCGTTTCCGGCTTCTATAAACAGCCGTTTGGCATACTTAAATCGGCATTTACAGAAGGCAGAAATCGCACTGTCATACTTTTGACGTGCATCCATCTACCCACCCTTTAGTCATTAATTTTGAAATTGATACTTCCGGCATTAGCCTCAGTTAAGATATCCTTTGTCTTGTCTTCGTTTTTGTTTGTTGTCAAATGAATACCATTTCTACGTTGCTCAAGTGTGTAACTGAGCAAGTTCAATGCCATGATGACAACTTCTGCCTTGGTAATGTTTAATGTTTTGGACATTTGGCCAATAGCGCCATCTTCTTCGTTAATAGCCATCATGAATTTTGACATGTGTTTTCTCCAAAAAGATTCGGTGCAAGGATTGTATGATAACAAATTTTTTCATTGCGTCAACATCATTTAAATTTATTTTCTAAATCATACATATAACTTGGAGGCAAATATGAAATCATTAAATGAATGGGCAAGAGATAACGACCTTAATTTGGGAACAATCGACGATATCGGATACCAATCTCCTGAAATGGAAGTTCTTTACGACGAAGATCACGTAACCGCACAAGTCAATGATTGGATTCATAAACTAATCGGTTTATGCTCTCCTGTACCAAAAGAAGATCGTGCAGAACTAACTGAACAAATTGTCAAAGCTATTCGTCAGCATTTACAGTAAAGGAACTTATGCTTACTTGGAAAAAATATCTTGAACAGAGGGAAACTCTTAACCCAAAAATGATTGCTGCTTTGCGTCATACAGCAGCAGCATATAAAAAAATGGGTCAAACAATGTTCCTCAGTGATGTTATTAACTTAGTCAAACACGGCTCTCAAAGTTACGTGCCTTTTATTTCATGGGCACAACAATTTAATTTTTTGCCTAATCACCCAATAGATTATATTTTGAACATTTACGCTCAAAAAGCGTAAATTTTTCGATCAACTACTCTCTTAATTCTTTAAGAGGGTACTTCATTGAAAATAGCATACTTTGTAATGGGTCCAGAATCAAGTGGAACCAGAATGTTAACAAAATCATTTTGCGCTTTAGGCATTTATGGCGATTACAAGCATAAGCAACGTATGGACGATAACGATTTCTCCAAAACGCCGGATAAAATAGTTATCCGTAAAAGTTTGCCACATGGCGACGTTTGGCCAGCTATTGCTGACTTAATTAAAATAATGAAATCGGCAGGATACGAAATAATCGTACCAATAATGATTATCCGTGATAAAGAGGCAACAATCAAAAGCCAATTACGCCACGCTCATGCCGCAACTGTTCCAGAAGCAAGAGCCAATATCCAATTCTCAGTTGATTTTATGTTCAAACAATTATCAGAAGTTGGTTTATATCCAAAAATAGTAGCATATGAACCATTCGTAAAACATGAAAAAGTCAGAGAAGCATTTTACAGCAGTTTGGGACTATCTGTGCCAGTAATGTCATTCTACGATGCAAATGAAAAATACAATAATGAACCTAATGAGGAAGGGACTGAATCTGAATAATAGTATTATGTCAACAAGAAAAAAGCAGGCATTTTTTATCATTGGACCAGAAAGTAGTGGTACGAGAATGATGACCCAAGCATTTATTGCTTTAGGCGCTTATGGCGATGGTGGTCATGCTCAAAAATTAACCAGGGAAGGTTATGGTGGCGGTCATCCTTTAATCGCTGTTAGACGGAGTGTGCCGCATGGTATAAAGATGCCTGATATTACGCAAGTCATCAGAGAAATCAAGAAACATGACTATCAGGTTATTCCCATTGTTATCGTAAGAGATAAAGACAAATGTGCAGCTTCTCAAGTCAAAAATGGACATGCTAAAACTTTACAGGAAGCAAAAGATAGCATCAAAAGGTCCGTAAACTTTATTCATATGCATTTGTCAAATTTTCCAAACATTTGGCCTTATTTTGTTCAATACGAGCCTTTTGTTAAGAAAAAGAAAGTAAGGGATTGTTTTTTCAGAAGATTTGGATTTGAACATCCTAATATGGAATTTTACGATGGCAATGCAAAATACAAATGATTATCCTTGATGGAATAATTGTACCATTTTCCATCTATTAATGTTTGATGTGAAAAATCACTTTTGGCAAATCTCAAAATAACATGATAATCATCTCTGTATAAAACGTCTGTTAGTGTTCCATCCGTATAAAGTTTCTTTTTATTTACAAATCCTGAATTTGTACAGATTATCATTTCTCCATTTGCTTCTATGTGATCTATGCACTTATCAATTTTGTTGCATGGAACTACGCCAATAACTGTTTTAAACTTATATTCAGTTGGAAAATTTAAAAAGTCTGGGCACTTTACAGATTTTAGAATGGCCACATCAAACAATTCTGGAAGTGGAATTAATGTTTTGTTATTAAATCTTTTCAGTAGAAGCATCAGGCTTATTTCGGTATCGGTCATAACTTTAGATATAGTGGTCTGAAAAAAATATTTTACACTATATTATTGCATAAAGATTTTTTTAGGAGTTTTATGGCTAAAAAGTTACACGTTCATGCATCTTTGAGTAAAGGTTATGGTTGGAGGCGTCCAAGTTTGCCTCGCCGTCGTTCAATGTTTTCAGCAACCTTTGATGGACCGCTACCTTCATCAGTGGATTTACGTCCAGGCTGTCCAGCAATATACGATCAAGCAGATTTAGGTTCTTGTACTGCTAATGCTTTAGGAGCTTTAGCTGAATTTATTATGATTAAGGAAGGCAAGCCTGCCTTTGTTCCAAGTCGTTTATTCATCTATTATAACGAAAGAGCAATGGAAGGTTCTGTTAGTCAAGACGCTGGTGCTGCCATTAGTGATGGCGCTCAAGTCCTTGCTGTAAAGGGTTGTCCACATGAATCAATTTGGTGGTATAACACAGCTAAATTTGCAGTAAAACCAAATAAAAAGGTTTTCGCTGATGGATTACAGCATTTGGTTGATGGAGTTTCAGGTGTAGAGCAAGATTTGACAGAAATGCGCAAAACTTTAGCTGCTGGTTATCCAATCGTAGGTGGTTTTACCGTATATGATAGTTTTGAAAGTGACGCAGCTGCCGCAACTGGTATTATTCCAATGCCGAAACATTCTGAAAATGTTCTCGGTGGTCACGCTGTTATGCTTGTAGGATACGATGATTCAAAGCAGTGGTTTATTGTTCGCAACAGCTGGGGAACAGGATGGGGTGATAAAGGTTATTGCTATATGCCATACGCTTATTGGACAGATTCTCAACTATCTGATGATTTCTGGACTGCCTTAGCTATCGCATAAATATTATCCATTTCGTTTTGAAAACCCTCTTTATCGAGGGTTTTTTCATTTTCTGGAAGGAAATCTATGTTCTCTTCTGCTACCCAAGTATTACCGCCAGCATCTTCCTTTATATGATATTGATTTCTATCGGATATAACACGAATTTCGGTAACAACACCACTCCAATATTGATATGAACTTGTAGGTATTTCTAAATCCAATACGTGAACTTTATCACCAATTTTAAAGTTTTTGGTTCTTTTTGGTTTTCGATATGAAAGTTCAAGATCACAATTTTCCATCGCTAACATCCTCTACTTTAACAATATACTTTGTTTTTGATTTTTTATAAATGTAAGAAGTTTCTGGATAATTCTTAGCTCCCTTTTTCGCCTTATCCCAAGCCGCACTATCTCTCATGCTACCAATAACAGCCAATACGGTAATAATGATAAAGAATGCTACTGGCAAGATACAACAAAGTCCAGCACAAATGTCCATCATAATTTCCCACCACAATCAATCTCTTCTATCTTAACTGTTTGTCTGATATTAGACATTTTATGAAGTGTTGAAATTTCTTCAATCGGCGGCGGATTTCTTTCTACCAGTCGATGACACCAAAAGCATACCCAATGACCCTTATAGAAATGGCCAACTGGCAATGAGCGAAAACAGAATGAACAAATAAAACTGGTTTTCTGCATACGAACTATCTTACATGATGAAACCAAAGAAATCAATCTTCATTATCTTCTTCATCTTCTTCGTCTTCAATTTGATTTGCTAAACTGATATAATCCTTGTATTGTGGCACAGATTTGGTCTTGAGCCAATCACTAAGCACCAAGAGGAAATTGCGCCAAATAAGCTGTGTCATTTCGTAACATAAATCAGATACGATAATGAGATTCATTGCGCTGTATCTTTCTTCTTCATCGTCATTTAGCCCGAATGGACAAAAAATGCCGCCATAGACAGAAGCAGTAATATTTGGTAGATTGACATCCTTAATGACTACCCAAGGAAAGAACCACGTAGCATCGCCATTAGTTTCTAATCGTGCGACATAGGATTCTTCCGAGAAGTCTGGTGTTTCGGACGTGAAAATTAACTCTACAGTATGACAGAGATTGGAATTGTCCGTAACCTTATAATAACTGACATCGTATCTTTGCTCTCCATCAAGTATAAGTGTTGCATGAGTGCCTTCGTTCATATGAATCTCCCTTTGAGATAAGATAGTATGAAAAAACTAACATTTGAACAAGCCATGCGATTGACTTTAGGAAATTTAAACATCACCAAGGTCATTGACGAAGAATTACCAACCGAACTTTGGAGCGGTGCTTATTTGGCCGACAAAAAAAATGTTGATAAGTTTCTTGATGCTTTCTGCGAAGACATGGCATTTTTATCAAACAGGCCAATAAGCAGACAATCTTATCTTGATGCTACTTTTAATTTATTTGGAAGATTAAGAATACCTTACGATACATTGCAAAAAGTGGTGAAAGATTATTACGCAAAAACTATAAAAGGTATAGACAGATATATCAATGAAGTTATTGACAACTTACAGTGCAAAAAAACATATGACATAAGCTCAAAACCTTTTCCATTCTCAAAAATAAGAAGATTCGACAAAAAGATTATTTCAGCATACTTCTCAACAGCAAACGAAGAAGTGAAGCAAGTTTTATTGAAAGACCCCACAAGGAAAAATATAGATGAAGTTCAAAAGCCAAAGCACATTGTAGAATTACTTGACAAACTTGGACAAACACACTATGATTACCAACCATATATTCTTGACGATGGAGATGAAAAATTATTAGTAATTAGTTTAGGTAATGATTGGAGCGACATAGCTATCGCTAGCTGGAAACCAGCCTCAATTATGAAAATAGATAATCTCCTCAAGTTTTTTTCCTTTTTGTTTTTATTTTTTGGGGCGTGTGGACTTTGGTTTAATGGACTTCTATTGTCCGGTAGTATTTTAGAAATAGCTATAACGATTTTTAGTATTGTTTCTTGTGTTCTTTCGTTAGTTCTCGCAGGTTTACTATTTGTGAGAAATAACAAATCATTTAAGGTGTAAAACTATGTTTGATGGAATTAAAAATTGGTTAGCTTCTTTTAACCATGAAAAAATAATTAAAAACATCTTTAGCGTCTGTCGATGGTTTAATATCAAACTCACTACGGCGTTTGATATCACCACGACTGTACACTGGTCTGTTGCTGCCTTTATCCTAGCGGCGCTTTTTATTGCTGGACCCATGTATTGTGGAATAATGTTGTTGGTTTTTATGTGTGTTGTTCCACATGAGTATGGTCATGCCTTGGCCGCTCGTATGTTTGGGATTAAAACAAGAAGCATAGTTCTATATCCTCTTGGCGGTGTTGCCCTACTTGAACCAAATCCAGAAATCCAAATGATAAGAATGAAAGAGTTTGTAGTTGCCATAGCTGGACCCATTGTGACATTAGCATTATCAATGATCGGTCTTGGTGCAATGTTACTTGGTAGTTTGTTTGAAGAAAATTTCCAAACATCTTTTTCGGCTTATCAAGGTGGTTTTTGGTTCTATTTATTCATTATTAATTTGTCTCTATTCATATTCAATATGATCCCAGCGTTTCCAATGGACGGTGGTAGAGTATTACGATCTATCCTGTCATGCTTTATGAATCATGCTCTAAGTACGAAAATAGCATTCTATATCTCAATGTGTTTTTGTATCCTATTTGTCATCGGCGGTATCTTTGCAGGAAACTTCATGTTGCTAATTATTGCTGCGTTTATTTACATGGTTGGCAAGCAAGAAGTTCAACAAGCCCAACTAATGGGGCAAATGCAGGAAGAAATGCAAGCCGCAAAAAAAATTGAAAAAAGTTAAAAAACTGCTATTGTTTTTCTAAATGAGATACTATATAATATTCGTAGTGACAGAAATAGTCATTTAGGAAATCAAAATGAGTTACTTACAAATATCATGGTTGTCGCATAAAGATGGAAATAATTCCGTTGTGCGCCCATGTTATCTACCTAATATTGAAGGTACAGCCACAACGTAACTCAGATCAAATATAAGCCGATCTGAGATTTATTCTTGGGTCGGGATGTGATACAATAAACCCACCAAGAATATCTTCGGTGGGTTTTTTAGTTGATTAAGGTGAAACAAATGCCTTCTGTGAGCGCACCAGACCTAAATGTTATCAACGTCATTGATCCAGAAGATTATGATGTTGAAATTCGCCCGCAAGAATTATTGCAGGTGGTTTTGGTGGATAAAGGTAATGATATTGAATGGCGATATATTGAGTATTCGCCACAAATTGGGTTTAAAGTCCTTAGAACAGAAACTTTATACACCGATAGCATTGAAAGAATGACAGAAGGGAATTTTCAGGTAATTCCCTATACGAAAAAACTTGGGAAACTACAACACCATTTTTGGTTTCGTATTAATCCTGATGACGCTAAAGAAGTAATCGACCTTGAGGAACGATACTTTGAATTAGCCACGATTGGCTTTTACGATGTAGAAACACAAGCCGAAGTAGGCAGAGTAAAAGTTAATATGATTATGGAAGCAGCCGATAAAAGTGATTTTATCGACTTAATGACAGAAACAACATTTGCTGCCCGTGACCTTGTAAAACAGGAAGCGCAAACGTTAGGACTGTCCAATAATTATACGAATGAAAAAGAAGGCTATATCCTCAATCCATGCTCAGAAGAAAGAGTGAGTTTGGAATGCCGTCAAAGAATAGCCATTATTGAAATAGCGCAGCCACCAAAGACAAAAACTATTAAGAAATGGAAAATGTCAGGTGAAAGTGCTGTGGCATGGGCAAAGAATGATAACTTTTTATCAGTTGTCGAAGTTGCTCCAAGATACGTTAATGGCGTAAGAGTGCAAAGATTCCTTGCTAGAAATGAATTGCACAGTTTGCCTGACGGAATAGATAAAATAAGATTAGGAGAAGTTAGCTTCTCCCTAGAATCAACAGTAATTGGCGGAAGTTGGCATAAAAAAGTAATTTTTTCTGCGGTTAGAGAAAGAGAAAAATCCAGAAAAGATTTCATAATACATGAGTATAATAAAGAAAACGATGAAGACCTTTATGATATTGATGCCTACGGTAGAAGATGTGACGTAGATAGTTGGCTTACTTGCGTCGTTCGGCGTCCAAATACGGAAGATTACATTGTCAGGAAACCAAGAAAAGTTCCTGTCAAAATTGAAGAAATTGATGGTACGTTAACGGCTGGCGTAAAACTGATAAAGGTTTTTTTGCCACCTACTGAATACAAACATTATGTTTGTGACCATCCGAAAAAGAAGTTTGCCACTGGAGAAATTGTAGAAATAGCTGACCCTGCTGGCAACACTATGGTTGAATTGAATAAAGACCAGAAGTTGATTGTAATGTTATACAAGGATGTTAGTGGTCGCAAGAATGGTTCTTGGGAACTAGTAAATGTCTCTGGTGGTGTTTTAGAAAGTAGAGGAACCACAGAAGATTTGCATAGAATCCAGTTTTGGTTCGAGCAAAACGATAAACAAGCACATGAAGTGAGTATTATTGTTTTCAAAAGAGGCGATGAGCGAAGATTGCTCCATGTGTTTCTAACCGGAAGAAGAGTTAAGGAAATAAAAACTGAGGTTGTAACTTTTGAAGAAGAGAATAAAATACTACAAGAGTTACTGATGAGAGAAAGTGATTACCGAACAGTGACTTCTTTGAGAGTTGAAACAGAAATTTCCGAAGAAAAGTTGCAAGAAGCACTTGAAAAATTGGAAAAAGATGATAGAGTAGTGAGACACCCAGATCAATTTGGCTTATGGGGTCACAAAAATAGAATTGCTTTCGGTAAGCAAGGAGCAATAGAATTACACGATGCTCTTGAAAAGTGTAGATGCCTTTAGTTGTTTGACCGAAAGGTAACTAGGGCGTTAAGTGTTAGTAAGTTGGTGAGCCGCAGGAAAACGTAACTGGCCTTTATAATCCAAAGGTCGTGTTTTCGGGATGACTATCGAAAGATAGTGGCATTACAGCAAACCAAATACTGAGAAAGCACTTCAAACAACTTATGCGGGTGTAGCTTAATGGCGAAGCGTAACGTTGCCAACGTTAAGACTGTCGGTTCGAGTCCGATCACCCGCTCTTTCGTTCCGAGTCGTCGCTGTAACCCAAAAGGTTATAGAGGAAGTTCACGACGATACTGCTTGTAGGCAGGAGAAAAAGCTCTTTGCGAAAGCATAAAGCAAGTATCGAATGCACTGCCGAGTTCGCAAGCCAAACAGACCTAGCCGGTGAGCAGGGCTTTGACGGTCGGGTTGGTGCAGCCGAAAGGCAACAAGCTGGATGCTTGTTAGATAAATGACGACATAGAACAGAATCGTGGCTACGGGAACGAAAATTCGGGCCAGAATGTACCAAGGCGGCGAAGAGCGCTTGCAACGCACTTGTGAAGAGTTCGATTCTCTTCTGGTCCACTTAGGAGGTAGTGAATGTACCTGTTTGTTTACGGCACTTTGAAAGAAGGGCTACATAACAATCACTACTTGGAAGATCAGGAATTAATAGGAAATGCAGAAACAAAACCTTATTATCGTTTGTTCTGCAATGAAACTTTCCCGATGATGATAAAAGACAGAGAATTAGGTTATTCTGTGTCTGGCGAAATATGGGAAGTTGACGAAGACATTATTGATGAAATCGACCGACATGAAGTTCTTTATGAACGTCGATTAATCAGAGTGAAGGACTTTAAGGAAGAAGTTTGGGCTTACATCTATCAGGGAAATTTGGATGAAAGCCAAGAGTGCTATGGAGAGTGGCCGTGAAATTGGGGTCGTAGCTCAATGGGAGAGCAGAGCCTTTGCAAGGCTAAGGTTGAGGGTTCAAGTCCCTCCGATTCCACTATGAGTAAGATATGGTCGAATAAGAATGAGCGGACTCTAGCAAACCTAGAAAAAAGTCTAGTATTTCTAGAACATGAAATTGACACTTGGAAACATCCTACCGTATGGGAAGCTGCAAACCATAGGATGCTAAAAAGGACAAAGATTAGAAGGAATGAAGTAGAAGCAGCAATAAGAAAGTTAAAGGATCGAAAGAAGGAACTAAGATATGAAGAAGTTAGGGAAACAGAAACAGATTGAACACGAAGAAAAGTATGTTGAGTTTCTAAAAAAAGCCTTGACTTCTGAGAGATTTAAGAGTAATGTAAGTGAAGAAGAGTTTGAGAAGACGAAAGCAAAGTTTCGTCTCAAAACGTTAAAGATGTAATGCATTGGTTGAGCAGGTGGTGGGCTTCACTGGCTGTAAACCAGTCCCCTTAATTGGGCTTGTAGGTTCGATTCCTACCCAATGCACTCAGTAGGTTTCTTGGCGTAATAACGGTCTTTGACCCGTTTCCTGAAAAGGTTGCTAAAGTTTAATGAAATGCAGCGCATTTCCCCTACTTGTATAGGCGGTTATTTCAATGGTAGAATGTATGTGTGACACGCATACGACATAGGTTCGATTCCTATACTGCCTACTGTAAGTTTTGAGCATGTGGTCGAGAGGCGAGGCGGTTGCCTGCAAAGCAACATTACGGGGGTTCAAATCCCTCCATGCTCTCTTATGAGAAAAAGAAAAAGATTTAATGAGTTTAATAAAGATAGAGAACAACAAAGGATTTCACAGCTTGATAATAGGTTTCTTTACGAAGAAACACTTGAATTAGCTGGCGGTGATGACTACGATGGTTGTTTTACTGCCGAAGGTTTAATAAAGTTTGAGATGTTAAAAAAGGAATTAAGAGATAGATTGCAAGAATGGTTTGGTGATGAGTAGGGAAACAGAAACAGATTGAACACGAAGAAAAGTATGTTGAGTTTCTAAAAAAAGCCTTGACTTCTGAAAGATTTAAGAGTAATGTAAGTGAAGAAGAGTTTGAGAAGACGAAAGAAAAGTATGACAAGGCAAAGTTTCGTCTCAAAAGTTGAGCAGGTGGTGTGCTCCGCTGGCTGTAACCCAGCCCCCTTAATTGGGATTGTAGGTTCGATTCCTACCCGATGCACTTTAGGCGGTTATTTCAATGGTAGAATGTATGTGTGACACGCATACGACATAGGTTCGATTCCTATACTGCCTACTTTTGGCGAAAGCCTAGAATATAACTCCGGTGAAAAACGGCTGGGTTATTCGCCAAAATTTGAGTCCGTAGCCAAGCGGTAAGGCAATAGTCTGCAAAACTATTCATCGTGGGTTCGATTCCCACCGGACTCTCTGTTAGTATGCCGGGTTCGTCTAGTGGTTTAGGACGGAACCCTTTCAAGGTTCAGACAGGAGTTCGATTCTCCTACCCGGTACTGTTAGTTATGCCACGGTCGTCTAATGGTAGGACATTTGGCTTTCAACCAAAAAAAGGGAGTTCGATTCTCCTTCGTGGTACTGAAATCAATCTCTCTGAGATTGAAGTTCTTTGACAATTAGGAAATTATTGCTTCGTCTTTCAACTGGTAGGAAGAATGGCTGTTAACCATTTAATCTAGGTTCGACCCCTAGCGAAGCAGCTTATGGTCCTGTAGCCCAACTGGTAGAGGCGTTGGTTTTAGAAGCCAATTTGTGTAGGTTCGACTCCTATCAGGACTACTGGCATATGCCCAAACTGTCATAGTCAAGAAAAAATAGCACAGTGATGCAACTGGATAGACATCTTTGGTCGAGAACCAAGGTCATATGGGTTCGAGTCCCATCTGTGCTACTGAAATATGGCGCTGTGATGCAATTTGGCTAGACATCTACCGCTTAAAACGGTGGTTTTGTGGGTTCGAGTCCCACCGGCGCTACTAGCCAGAAGTATTAGTGTAATCAGGTACGGCAAATTCAGACTTTCTCACGAAAGCGCATAAGACCCGAAGATAGCACGCTGGGATTTAGCGGTATACGCATTATGGCTGTTGCGCCTGTCTTCCAAGCAGGATTTAAGGGGGTTCGATTCCCCCATACCGCACTGTTAGAGTGTAGTTTAATGTAGAAATATTCGAGTTACATGGATGCGTCGAGAAAGGTAAAGGTTCACTACCTTTCACTCTGACATTGACTTTCTAAAACTAAAACGTTATAGTTAAGTCATACTTGCCTCTGTCGTATAACGGCATTACCCCTGTTTTGTAATCAGGTGACGAGGGTTCGACTCCTTCTAGAGGCTCTGAAATATGGCACAGTGATGCAATCTTGGCAGACATCAATCACTCAAAATGATTGTCTTGTGGGTTCGAGTCCCACCTGTGCTACTTGGGCTTAATGGTGAACGGTTATGCTAGCGCCGTTGGATAGGGTTCGAGTCCCGTCAAGTCCACTATAAAGTTTAGGGCATTGTTCCGCACGGCTGTCTGTAAAACAGTTGCCTTTAATATGTGTGGTGGAAGGCGAGAGGTTCGATTCCTCCATAGCCCATTTTGATAAAGTTTAACGGGGTGTAGCTCAGCTTGGTAGAGCGCTAGTTTTGGGAACTAGAAGTCGCAGGTTCAAATCCTGTCACCCCGACTTAATTGGGAAAAGTGTTTAGGATGAAACAACAAATATTCTAGATGGATTTCTCAATGTTTATCGGCCTGTGGTCCAACGGCAGGGCGCTTCTCTGATACGGAAGAAACGAAGGTTCGACTCCTTCCTGGCCGACTTTTCTGAGACTTTATGTGACAAGGCTTCCGGTCCTTATGGGATGACAGTAGCTTCTATCATGGGTACGGTAGTAACGTTGATGTGTGAGTGACCGCAAGGTAAACGCACAAAACCCATCTCAGAATTATCAGGGTGTAGCTCAGCTTGGTCTAGAGCGCTCGTTTTGGAAGCGAGAGGTCGGAGGTTCAACTCCTCTCACCCTGACTTTAGCGGAAATATAGGTTGGACTGCCTGGGAGTAGCTTTGGCCTCCAAAACCAAAAGACATGGTTCGACTCCATGCCAACCTGCTTGAACTTTATTCTCCAAACAGAGGGAAAACAATGTTTACGAACTTCGTTAGAAGATTTTTCAGCATTGGAATGATGATTGGGGATGAAATTGCAGCAACGTTTTTCTTTTGTTTGATGGCCTTACCTCATGTGTTGCTTTTTATTGTAACCTTGGGATTAAGCAAAGCAATTATGGATACAATTCAAGAACGCACAGAGAAAAAGGCTCTTGTTGCAAGGTTAACAGAGAGACAAAGGATTGAAACAGAGTCCACGAAAAGATGGATGGCATTACGTGAAAAAGTTAATGTTTACGATCCGATTGCAATGAAAGCATATATGAAAGTATGACCCCATCGTTCTAATGGATAAGACACTAGTCTTCTAAACTGGGGATGCAGGTTCGATTCCTGCTGGGGTTATTTGAAGTTTTGTGTGGTGTAACGGTGAGCATAGCATGTCATTGTACATGTGAATGGGTTCGACTCCCATCATATAACTTCATATGGAAGTGAACCGAATGGCTAGGGGGCTGCTTGGAAAGCAGTTGGGGCAGAAATGCCTTTGCAGGTTCGAGTCCTGTCGCTTCCGCTCGCTCAGCAAGGGGCATCCCAGTAATAGTCGCCTATTATATGGGAACAAAGAATACAAAGTCGGCCCTCACAATAAGTAAGATTTAAACGATCTTCGCTGACCTAATGGAAAGTAGCCGGATATGGTTGGCCGGACCAGTTTGCTAAACTGTGTGCCCGAAAGGGCGTGAGGGTTCAAATCCCTTGCTTTCCGCTTGCAATACACCCATTGGCAGGATGGGAGTGAAAATAAATCCATAGGTTTCCGGGAGTGGAATAAATAAACTTTGGTATTGCTTTGGAAGGTTTGGCACATTGGCAAGTCCGGTCGTCTACTAAACGATTAAACCTGAAAGGGTTTTGTTGATTCGACTTCAACACCTTCCGCTTGTATGAAAAATGCAGGGTAATTTCGCTTCATGAGCGGAATTGGGATGCATCCACCTGCAACCACGATTCCTAGCACAACTGGCAGTGCATCAGTCTTATATACTGACGGTTCTGGGTTCGAGTCCCAGGGAATCGACATTGTTAGTTTTTGGAAAGGGTCCGGTTGGTCGAGGACACCGCCTTGAAAGCGGCTGGGGGTAGCACCTTCGCAGGTTCGATTCCTGTCCTTTCCGCTTGTATGAAAGTTAACCCCATGTTTACGGACTTGGGGAAACTCGCTGGTATGCCGGGCCGAGAGGTTGCATACCG